TCAATGTCGGGCACACGGTCTGCAGACTCGGAAAGCGACAGGTTGACCCCGTGTTCCTTCTCCATCTGCTTAGAGCAGGCGTAATCGAACGGCGACAGGTTGTAGATTCGCGCGGAGTCGCGCAGGGCACCGGCTGCCTGCAGGGTAGAGAAGTTCACGATGCCGGCAACGCGATCCTGGCCATACTTGTTGACCAGGTAGGAGATCACCTCGTGGCGGCGCGCGCTCATAAAGTCCAAGTCAGCGTCTGGCAAGTCAACGCGATCTGGATTGATGAAGCGCTCAAACAGCAGATTGAACCGAATCGGGTCAACGTCCGTGATGTACATCAGGTAGGCGATCAGCGAGCCGCCGACCGAACCCCGGCCTGGCCCCACCAGAATCCCATTGTTCTTTGACCACTGGACGATCTCCTGCACAAGCAAGAAGTAGCCAGAAAAGCCCATCTTGCGAATCACACCGAGCTCAAAGGTCAGGCGCTCCTTGTACTTCTCCATTTCCTCGGGGCCAGGCACATGACCCCAGACCTTTGATTCAAAGCGCTTGCGCCATCCCGCCTTGCACGCATCCACCAGGGCGGCGAATTCATCGTCTGCCATTTTGGGCATGCAGGGCTGCAGCTTCTGAAAGTCGTATGACAGGCCCGCAGCGAGGTTCTTGGTGTTGTTGCCTACCTGCGCAGCCAGAGTTTTAAGGTCTGTCGCACCAGTCCTGCGCAGCATCGAGAGGATTTGCTTGGACTGCTCTGCGGCCGGCAGCAGCGTGAGGTCACGGGAGTATGGGCGGGCAAGCCATTTGCTGTCGATGTTGTCATTGGTCATGATCGCGCGCAGCACATCGGTGGACAGCGCATGCCCCGTGCTTGCGTACATTGCGGGCCGCGTAACGATCAGCTTGCCGCCGTGAGCATTGACGTGCTCGATTGCATCCCGGTTGACCCGGTCAAACAGGGGCGTGTCGATGGCGACGAGCTCGGTGTAGTAGTCCTGGCCGAAGCGAATGCTCAGGGCTCGGTGAACCAGGGTCGGCTTCTTGGTGTGCCAAATAGAGCGCAGGTCGCCCGAGGTGACGACCACGTTTTCCAGCGCGAGCACGTCACGAATGCCAACGCGGGGCACGTAGTAGAAGTTTTCAGGCGTCAGCCCCTTGGACAGCAGGCGGTAGATCGACTGCATGCCCAGCTCGTCCTTTGGGAAGACCTTGATGCGAAAGGCACCGTTGTCCTTGTCCTTGATCTTCTCCTGGGGCTGATCGACCACGTTGATTACGACGCCAACAATTGGGGTCAGGCCGGCCTTGTGCGCCTTGCTGGTGAACTCCGGTGCGCCGGAGATCGTCATGAAGTCGCAAACTGCAACATGGCTGTAGCCGCGCTCTTTTGCGGTTTCGATGATCTGGCCAATCTGAAAGCTGGACTCCCCGAAGGAAAAGTCGGAGCGCACAGACATGGCGATTGCGGTAAGTTGTGGCGAGGTCATAGTACGTTGTTGTGTGAAATCTGATCTTCATCCCGGAACCGTGGATGAAGCGTGATGTGGCCATCGTCCTGCTCGCGCAGAAGCAGGGTGTCTTGGAATAGCGTCAAGGCGGTGCTGCATCGGGTGCGTGCAGTCCCGTAGGTGAAATTGGTGCGGCCGTCTTCCATGAATGCGCGCACCAGAGCCTTCCTGGTGAGTGAGCCGCCGAGAAGCAGGTCAAACAGAACCTGCTCCCATCCCTTCTTGCCTGGGTTGCGCCCACGGGCAAGGTCACGACCAGCAAGCGCAATAGACCCATCCTGCTTCTCTGCACGCGAGGCGCGCGCAGGCGCCCTCTTCGTCTTGGGGCTGGGTGCCCGGGCACCTTCAATCACAGCCACGGGTGGCGAAGTCTTCTTGAGGGCTTCCCCAATGCGGGCAAGCCTTCGGCGCTCCTGCTCAACCACTGTCGTCCCGCGAAAGCGATCCAAAAGCACATAAGCCCCCTCAACGCATGCGGCGCTGTGGGGGCACTTGCTGCAGGTCAGGCTTTTGTCGCTGACCTGCAGGGATGAAAAACACAATGGCTTCATACTGACTTACAGGCGGGCCCGGCCCGCCAACACTGCGCTCAGGCAAAGATCCGATCTGCGAACTGCATTGCTGCAGTGCGGTCAACCGAACTGAGGCGGTTCATGTAAGCCTTCTCCAGGCCGATCTTGAGACTGCCGCGGGCGATACCAATGCGGGCAGCGGCAATCAGGGAACGGGGGCTGATCGGGTTGGACAGACGGGCGCTGTCAAACTCCTTGCGAATCGCAGTGGCAAAGGACACCAGCTTTTTCGCATCAACCAAGTTGCACTTCGCGGCGGCGGCCACGACCGTTGCCTCCTGCCCTTCATCCATGTAGGGCATGTGCTCGACAATCCCGAAACGCTCGTAGTTGGCGGCGTTTTGAACAACCGTGCCCTGGTACAAGCCTGTCTCGTCGCCCTGGCCGTTGGTGTTGCCAGTAGCTGCAAAGCGGAAGTTCGGGTGAGGAAAAATCACTCGGTTCTCGGGGTCTGCTTCCTTGATGATGAGTGGCTTGCCTTCAAGCACGGCCTGGTAGAGCGAGAGCACTTCCGGGCGGGCGAAGTCGTATTCGTCTGCCAGGTAGAGCCAGCCGTTCTTCATGGCCAGGGGCAGCATGCCTAGCTCAAAGATGGTTTTCCCGTCGCGCAGGCGCCAACCACCCACGACATGCTCTTCTTCCATGTTTGCGGTGTGCTGCACACGAATCATTGGACGCTGCGTGCGTGCGCAGATTTGCTCCCAGATGGTCGATTTGCCAGTACCAGCGTGCCCCCAGAGGTATGACGGAATGTTCAGCTCGATGCCGAGGGACAGTGTCTTGAGCACGTCCACATTGAATACGTAGTGCTCATTCAGCTCGGGGATGAAGCGAACGGAGCCATTCTTCGGCAGGTTCAGCACCGTGACAGGGATAGGCGCACCGGTAGTAGAGCTGCGGGCGGCCGGCGTGTCACCCAGCACGAAAACCTCATGAAAGACGCCTCCTGTGCGAGGGTCGCCAGACACGCCGAGTTCATCGCCTGATTCAGTCAGCTCTGACTTAGTTTTTTCAGCGAATGACTTTGTGGCGTCAGCTGCTTCGATCGCCGCCTTGCGCTCTTTTTCGGCCAGGTGTTGTGCCATTGCTTGCTTGGCGTATGCAGAGTAAATCTCTTCGCCTGGGTACTTCTCTTGATACTCCTGAATGGTCATGACAGGCTTGCCGTCTGCGCCCTTGTGGTCGTTTTTCAGGTGCAGGGCAATGCTGTGGACAGGGGCATTGCAAATTTTGCAGATCACGCGATCAGAAGACGTAGGCTGGATTGCGCGGATTGCATCAGTTGCTGCAGTCATTGGGTTTGCTCATAATTTGTTTCGACAGGGGGAAGTTTCCCCCTGGGTCTGTGGAACTCAGTTCTGACTTACATTTTATGCCAAAAGCATCGTCGTCAACTGATCCATCACCGTTGTGGGCAGATCGGACAGCCTCGCAAGGTTGATGCTCTTTGGATAGAACCTCTTGACGCCGACGTGCTGAATCCCCACACCGACCACCTCGATGCCTGAGCTGGTCACTTCATTGACGGCATTGATGAGATCCATTGTCAGTGGATACCCGCCAGCAGCTGCAACGGCCATTGACCGGGCTTCTGATGTTGCATGGTCTGGGCAGGGGCATGCCGGGGATCCATCGCTGAGCACCAGAACAATGCGACGGTCAGCCTTGACATTGGCAATTCTGCGAGCGGCGATGCGCAGGCTTTCCCCATCAACGTTCTCGCGCAGCATGTAGGCCGCCTCATAGGTCAGCAGGTAGGCAATGCGCGACTGCTGCTCAAAGCTCAGGCGCTCCTCAAAGCCCTTGAAGACAGGCATATACAGTGGCTCAGAACGGGGGTAAAAAATGTCGCGGTCGAGGTCTGGACGCATCGCCCGCAGCATTTCTCCCTGGCGGTCTGTAGTGGTTGTGAACCCGATCACCTCGTGGGAGATTTTCAGGCGCTCAAGGGTGCTTGAGAGTGCAAATGCGGCATATGCAGCTGACTTGATACGGTTCTCGTGCCTCATTGAGCCGGAGCAGTCGATGAGCAGCGTCACGGCTGTGTTCTTGGCGCGAGTCGCATAGCGCTGACGGAACACGCGGTCATCGCCGGTCGATGTTCGGTACAGGGCACCTGGGTTGATTCGCCCGCGGCGCAGGCCTGGGTTCCACGTCACCTTGTCTTTCGCCGCGAGGGCACGCTGCAGCGACTTGGCCATGGGGGCGATCATCGGTGCGACGTGCGAAACCATGGCAGCCACAACGCTGTCTGGCGCATGAGATTTCAGCGGTTCGACCTGGTCAAACTCCTGGCTGAAAATCATGTACTTGGAGCCATGGGCGCCAGAGGTTGCGGCGGCGCTTATCGCTTCTGACATGGAGTCATCGCTGATTGGGGTGGACTCAAACAGCTTGTCCAGGTCGAGCTCTTCTTCGGCCTCGTCATCTTCTTCCGCGACCTCTCCCGCAGCATGTGGAGTGTCATCAGGCATTCCATCGGTGCCTGGCAGTAGCGATGACGGAGCGACAGCGGGTTCGCTATCTTCTGCCTCCGAGGTTGATTCATCGTCACCGGTGCCGGGATCGGTGTCATCCGTGGTGTCTTCACCCGCGCCCATGGTGTCGTCACCCGCGGACGAGTCACCCATGCCCGCGTCATCAGGATCTAAGTCGTCGTGCTCGCCATCACCGTCAGCAGGCGGCGATTCTTCTTCGTCCAGGTCTTCGTCTGTGGTTGCTGTGCTGGCGCTGCCCGTGCTGTCGTCCTGGTCGCGCTCCTGCTCTTCGACCGACGTTTTCGCCTCACTGCCCTCCCCGGGATCTTCTTCGCTGTCTTCTTCGCTGGCGCCCGCAGCTGCCTCTTCACTGTCTTCTGGCGGCTGGTCGGGCTCGGTCACAGACCCCTTGCCGGCATCTTCTTCATCAGGCTCGGATTCTTCTGTCGGTTCGGGCTTGGGCTTGGGCTCTTCTGTCGGTTCAGGTTCAGGCTCGGGCTTCTCGTCTGCGGGTTCTGGTTTGTCGTCGCCCCCGGCCTCGCGTTCAACGGAGTCAGTCATTTCTGACTTATCTTTTTCAGGCGGCTTTTTTTCGTCTGCCTTCTTTTTCTCGGCCTTTCGGGCAATCTCGGCGTCTTTGCTCTTGATGCGGTCGGTGATCTCAATGGCCAGTTTAAGGGACTCTTCTGAGCAGCTGACTGCCGCAACCTTTGCAAGCAGGTCATGCCCGATCTTGACCTCAAGCATGGCGACGATCTCCTTGATCGGCTCGTTGCTTGAAATGAACTCCCTGCAGAGCTTTTGACCACCCCAGGCACGGAGCAGGTGAACCATCAGGTATGCAGTGGCGGTGCCCTTGTCGCCGGCTTGTATCGCAGAATTCACCTTCTCGGCAGCACCGGCGATCATGTATCGGCGCACTGCGTCAAGGTTCTCACCGGAGCCTGCGAAGCGACGTGTCATGCAGCCTTCGATGTACACATCTTCAATGATGTTGGTGAGACTTGCGACGGCAGAGCCCTTTTTGACTGACTTGAGCAGGGTGCGAGAGTCAGAGTCGAGGACGTGGCCAACTTCGTGATCCACGAATCCCTGGACGGCTGCAATCAGCTCAATAGGGGCGTCATCGGCCAGGAACGGGATGTTCATGCGCTTGATGTTCCCGCGGCTGTCGTACTCGACAAAGGCATCGACACCGCGCTGAGTGACCTTGATGGACTTCTGGGTCAGCAGGGACACCAGCTTAGTGATGGCCTGGCGAATGACTGCTACGTCAACATTGTGTTTGCTCATGGTTGATCGGTGTTTGTTGCTACAGACTTAATAGTAAAAAAGGGCATGCGGAACGTGCCCGCATGCCCCCTAAGATCATCCTGAATTTGTCAGTTCAGTGTCTTTTCGGTCAGGTTGAATTTGACACCGATGTACTCGGAACGATCGCGCAACTCAAGCATGGCACTCTCAACGCCGGACGGATCGCGCGTGATGTGCAGAGTCGTGTAGCGATCAATGGAAATTTCGGACTTTCCAGTACCAGTGCTGGAGATAACATCGGCAGCTTGGTCAATGGTCATGCGCTCAAAGGACAGATCGGAGAGTGAAAGGTGCTTCATCGGTGGACTTATAAATAAGTAAAAACTGACTTATTAGTTAAACATTGTACGCCGTTCGTGACATGCCAAGTGGAACATGGGAGCGCGTGGCGGTGATCAGAAGTGAGCGGTAGCGATTCTAGTGTCTTCGGCACGCTTGTAACGGAATTGAACATATCAATGTTCATGTAGGTTAGTCAGTTTTGACACACTTAGGTTAAAGTTCCTAGTACCGTGTGTGTATAGAAACGCGGAGCCACGCCGGTGCAACATATAATTTGCAAATTAAATCTAAGTCCGAACTGAATTACTCACAATGCAGTTCGTAAATCTTATAGCCCCGACCACAGGGGCAAGTCTCCAAACTTAAAAAGGCTTTCGTGATGGCACAAGCGACCGATCAAAAAGACATGGCAACGGAGTCCGTTGGTGATATTTTCATCCGGCGAATGCACGACCTGAACCTGACTACCCAGAATGTTGCCGAGCAGCTGAATTTCAGTAAGTCCAACGTGATCTCGATGATTAGGTCTGGACGCATGCGACTTCCTGTGAACCGGGCAATCCTTGCGGCAAAGGAGCTCGATGTTGATCCCGTGTACCTTCTGAGAAGCCTGGCCCACGAAATCAAAGACAACGGCGACGATGACCGACTGCTGGAAATCCTCACGATCGCCCTTGGCCAGGAGCCACTGACAGAAGGTGAGTGGGAAATGGTCAAGATGTACCGCAAGGCAACTCACAAACGAGAGGTCGTCCTGTCGAGAGACTTCCCCGAAGAGTTTGAGCTGATGAACCTGGCACTTGAGGATGTAAGCAAGAAGGTCAAGAACGGCATAGAGAACTTCCAGCAGCGCAAGAGCACACGCCGCAAGACTGGCCCGGCCCAGGGCTACACACGCACAAAGCAAGATTTCGACATTGAGCGCCGGTCGCCAGTGGAAGAACTAACGCCAGAAGAAGCACTGCGCAGGAAGCAGGCACAGGAAGCAGAAGAGCTAAAAGCCCTCGTAGAGGCGCGCAAACAAGCTCAAGGAGGCTAAACCAGCTCCCGCCGTCCTTTCCCCACCACTAGCCCGCCATTGAGCGGGCTTTTTCACGCCCTGACTCTGTTACAAACATAGTCAACTATATTTAATCATAGGTACATATATTTAAATGGATGTACGTAGATGCTGATATGTGCGAATGTAGTTACCTCTATTTGGTGTGACTATGTTTAAATGCATGTCCATGCGTGTGAATGCAGGAACACTGGCTTAAATTAACTTGCCTCTGTGTACCTATATTTGATATAAACGCATGCAACGGGCGCAGCCGCGCCTGACCAACTTCAAATGCGCAGAGGATCACGTAATGGGCAAGATCATCGCAATCGGATCGTCTAAGGGCGGCCCAGGCAAAACAACCGTCACAACCAACCTGGCCGCGGCCCTGGCGACAGCCGGCAATGAAGTCTTGATCGTGGACGCCGACAGCCAGCCTCACTCGTCGGGCTGGGGCGGTCGCCGCGCCGAGGCGCGCGATGCAGCTGGTCTCCCTCCTGACATCGTGACCGTGGTGAAGTTCGGCAAGATCGGCGCCGACGTGATCGAGCTGTCCAAGAAGTACGACTTTGTCCTGGTCGATGTGGGTGGCCGTGAGGGCACTGAGCTGCGCCAGGTGCTTGCGACTTGCAACCTGCACATTCAGCCCATCCGTCCCAGCGACTACGACACATGGACGGTCAGTGACATTCAGGAAATGATCACCAGCGTGCAGAACCAGACCGGCACCGAAGTGCAGTCTCACATCCTGATTAACGCCGCGCCCTCTAACCCCCTGATGCGCGACCACATCGACTTCCGTAAGGAGCTGGAGGACTCGTTCGACGGCATCAACATCCTGCAGACCGTGCTGCGCGACCGCGCGATGTACCGCCGCAGCGTTCGTCCCGGCAAGGGCGTGCTGGATTTCGCGGTTCACCCTCAGTATGAGAACGACAACGCTATCCAGGAAATGAAGGATCTCTACAAGGAGATTTTCGGCATCGACTGGAAGCCCGCTCACCCTGAGCACATGAATCTGTGGGGCTTCGCTGCACCTAGCGGCCGCGGCCGCTCGCAATCTCAGGATAGCTGATGAACGCAACCAGAGTCGCCAGGCCAAAACCAGGGCTGGGCCTGCTCGGGGGTGACGACGAGCCGACCATCAACGAAATGCTGGAAAAAGACCCTGATTCGGTCTTCACTGGCATGGAGGAAGAGCGCCGCAAGGTTTTGATCGAGCGCTTCGGTGGGCACACCATGTCGCAGCTCAACAAGGTCATCGCAGCCGAGTCATTCAGCCCCAGGCTAGACAAGGTGCAAACCTCGCCCAATCTGGTGCAGGGCGTGACCTCGGGCCGGCCCGGGAGTATCAAGGACGTGGAAGAGGCTCTGGACGAGAGCCAGAAGTCGCGTGACGCACTGCGCGCGGCGCTTAGCCTGGCAAATAACGTGGGGCTGCCCAGCTCCGTGTTGAAGAAGGAGCCGCACGCTGCCCCAGAGGCGACGCAAGAAGTAGGTGAGGGGGTTGCCGAGCCCGAGCAGCCCAAGCCCGCTGCAGCCCCGCTTTTGGCCGCGCCCCCTGCGCCATCGACCCCTGCGTCTGAACCAGTGGCACCGGCCCCCGCAGAGGTAGCCGACCCACTGATAAACATGCGTTCCCTCTATGAAGAGGTGAAGCGGTCAAATGCTGCAGTGACCGGCGGTGAGCGGAAGCTGAATCGCTCTGTGAACCTCGACCCAGCAATGGTGGATCTGATCCCTATCCTGTGTGACCTTTGGACTGGCCAGGCTGGTTTCAAGATTTCGATGGCCAACCTGATGCGCAAGTACATCAAGGAAGGTCTTGAGCGTGACTGTGAACACTTCCTGGGAGGTAAGAAGGAATGATTGCCCCCACCAAGAACGATAAGCAGCTGGGGCTTCTGGATGACCAGGAGCTGTCTGCCCTGGCTCACTCGACCTTCATGATTCCCCGTTACCTTGTCCAAGAGAGCGGGTTGCTGTCAAAGATGACTGCGACAGCCTGGACGATCTATACGGTGATTCGGAGCTTTGCGAATCCTGAGACCGGGAGGTCTTGGCCGGGTAATGAGCGAATCGGGAAACTGATTGACCGGAAGCATGACGCCATCGGTAGGGCGCTGCTGGAGCTGGAGAAGCTGGGCCTGGTCTACTTAGAATCGAAGGTCGGAGCTAATGCCCGAGGTGGGCGTGCCTTCTATGTCGTTGATCGCTTTCCTGCGTATGTGCTGGACGAAAAGGGTCAAGACATGGTGCTGGGCGAGGTGAGAATTCCGTTCATCCCTGCTCGCAGCTTTGAACTGCAGGAGTTTGCGATCAAGGCGGCTGCGCTTTCTGACCCTTCTACGCTGGTCAACCCTAAGCTATCAAGGCTTCAATGGGTAAGATTCACGCATGAGGGTGTTCGTGTGTTCTCTGTTGCACTGGCACCTGAGCATAATTCGCGTCCGTTCTTCGCAGCATCTGGCGCTCCAATCGAAGTGATGGACGAATTCTATGCCGAAGAAAAGCGAAAAAGCGAAGAAGAGATTGCGAAAAGGCGTGCGGCGTTCCTTTTGGACAGGGATGACGACGAATACTGATGGACTTTTCCACTGTTTTCGTTAGACTCCTACTAACCACTAAATTAATATTAAAAACTAAGAATCCATAAGAAAACCTATAAATCTATCGGTACGCATAAAAGCGTAGTTTTTAGAAAGTTGGTACGCTTTTTCGCGTAATGTGTGGATATTGGTTCCACAGGTTAGCCACAGGTTTTCGACAAAATACCAACTGATTTTTGGCACTTGTCCACAAGGAAAAACGGGTACGCAAAAAAGCGTGCCCGTTGTTGTTTCTGAGCCTTGAATTCCCACTATTCCAAATGGGTATTTACTCGGAAAAGCGAAAAAGCGTTATGGTTTCGCAACCTTCAAGGACTTCGATGAACATCCTGACCCTCGTATCTTGCGGACACATCACGCCGAAGGACGATTTTGCGATCATGATCCAGAACGTGACCACGCTGCAGGCGCGGCAGTTCGGCCTTTTGCTGGCACTTTCAAACAAGAGCGACGCCGTGTTTCAGTTCCTGGGCATGGACATGGAGAGCGGAGAAATGCTCCCCGGCGAGCTGGTCGTTACCTACGAGGATGCGTTGAAGGCCGTCCAGGCAAAGGAACAACAATGACCGGAAAACTGTGGCCAGCTACGCCGGCCGACATTCAGAAACTTCACACCGAAGGTCTGCCCATGCCTCCCTGGGAGGTCATCGAGGTGCCTCACCAAATCGGAGCGGCCCAGAAGATAAAAGAGATCCTGCCCCCTCTGCCTCTTCGGGAACCAAGGCACTACTTCTACATGGGGCCGGAGGGCGAGGTGGTGTTGCTTATCGGGCTTCGTGAGTCTGACGGCTCCTACACCTGCCGAGCCATACCCGTCATCAATCCAGAGCTGGCCAACCTCATTGAGTGACGCCTGGCCAAAGAAAAGCCCGCATCAGCGGGCTTTTTCATGACGGCTCAATTTCGCTAGAGCTTTACTTTGTGGGGCTCAGCTCAGCTTTAGAGATTTTGGTGCCTGTTTTGACGTTGACGGCGCCTGATCTTGATCGGCCTGGTGTCGCTCGCGTAACCTCCGAACCGTGGTGTTTGAGTTGGGCGGTATCACAAAGACATGCGGCGTGCCCTGCCATTCACCGACGAGCGGGTGGTATTCATAAAGAGGAACGTGGGGAGTGGCGGTCATGGCGACCTTCGCTTCCTTTGGGTCGCCAATTATGAAGGTCTCCATCCCATTGGGGACAGTCAGAGACATAACAATCCCGTAAGCGTCAGGCGCGGCCTTGCTGTCCATGTGGTATTCGACGTGCCCCAATTTTCCGGGAGCTATTGAACCCACTACTGCGTGTGCCTCGTCTTCCAAAATCACGCCAAGCTGCGCACGCTGCGCACGCTGATGTGCGCGAAGCTCCTGCAACCATTCGCCAATCTCCACGTCTACCTCCTTGGGAGGCACACCAGGGTTCTCAGGGTTCAGCATTGCTGTCAGCTCTGGGAACTTGTTCAGGATGGTGAAAAGGTGAACCAGTGCGGTGGGTGGCGTAGCCTGGCTGCGCTCGTAGCGCGAAAAAGCGTTCGGACCACCGCCGAAAAACTTCGCGGCTTCCGCCTGGTTCATCCCTAACTTGGCACGAGTGCTCTTCAATAGATCGGGCACAACCCCGTCATCGAGTGCCGCATTTACTCGCTCCCTTTGGAGCCTCAATGCTTCTGAATAGATAGCACTGTTCTCTTTATCCATGACGACTTCACCGCATGCATTGCAGCTTGTGGCAGTCACGTCAACGGAAATCGTATCGCCCTTGTAGGTGCGGGTCAGCGCCATTTTCCCGTGCACAGTATCGGCACTGCCGCACACTTCGCAATGGTTTGTCATGGTTGCCTTTCCTTAAACGAAACGACGAGACAGTCTTCCTGGACGATGACCTTTAGGTACAGCTCACCGGCGGTTGGATGAATCGGCGTGTAGACCTCATGCCATATCTTGTGGTCGGCGTGTGAGGTCATGCGCTTGTAAAAATCCTCTCTTGTTAGGTTGAGAATCGCATCGTAAATATCCTCAACTCCCAGCCCCAAGTCGTGTGCGCCATTGATGGCGCTTTGGGTGACTCGGACTTTGTCTTCCTTCACGAGCGCCTTTACTCTTTCGAGTGGTGTCTTCGGGCGGTGGTGCTCCATCTTGAGGGCAGTTTAACCTAATAGGTTAAATTTCTCATAGAGGCGTTTCCTCAGATCACGTAAGTTACATTAAATAGGCTGCTCCATTTATCTTAATCAGGACGCCACTTTTCATTGGCGTCTTCTACTTACGATAAGCATCCCTTATCGTTAGTAATCCTAGAGGGGTTATTCAGGCATGAAAAAGCCCGCTCAACGGCGGGCTTGTGGTATAGGGCAGGGTGCTCAGTCCGTGACAAGCGGCTCAATACCGAAACTTCTCTCCGTTCCAGGGATAAGCGTGCCAATAGACAAATTGGCGCCCTTGGCACGCAAGGCACGCGCAGCATCGACGGCCTCTGAAATGGCCTGGTAGTCACCACGCCATGTTGGTCGATCCCAGCAGCCGCCATCCAGGCAGTACACGGTATAGGTCTGCATGTTCGTCACGACATAAGGCTGCAGCCAGAAGACCATGTGAGTGAATGGTCGTTCCTCATTCGCGGTCTCGTGGAACCCATGGGGCAGTACCGGGTCGATAAAGATCCCGCGCAGACAGTCCTGTGCCTGAATCTGATGGGCGGCAATGAAGTAGGTTTTCATGGGTCGTGGTGCTACAGGGCTTGCAGTTCATCGAGCAGACGCCGAACGTGGCGCGCGTCGGCACGCGGGGAGATCATCACCATATCAGCAAACCCCGCGACGATGCTGGGCCAGTTCTTCCCGAATGCCATTTCGGCATCATGCTGCAGGCTGAAAAGGGGCTGGGCTGTTGCGCCCTCCCACTCCCAGAACACATAGGGCAGCTTCGCGTGGCGGTGGTTGGCTCGCTCGCGCATGAGCATCTGCACGCTCGGGGATATGGGCAGCTTGTCTTGGTCATGCCAGGTCAGTCCAACAATGTCGTCGGGCAGCAGGTGCGATTCAAGGCACAGCAAGATGGCGTTCTGCCTGACCTCGGTGAGCTGGCCCATTGCGTCGATGAAGTCGTCCACGGTGAAGCGAGGATCTGGCGGCCGGTGAGCGACCAGAGCCAGGTCGGATACCTGCAGCTTGGACAGGTTGGCCATGAGCGCCTTCTGCGCCAGGCTGATCAGTTCAAGCGCCTGGTCGAACTGGTCTGTCATCTTTGCGCGCATGTAGAAAGCCTCCACACGCAGCGGCGTCATTTCGGAAAGTTGGAGTGTCCAGAATGGGTCATTTGCTAGGGGCGAATGGCTAAGCGACGCGCTAAAGCCTTCTACGTCTTGAATACGCATAAAAAAGCCTCCCGTTAAGGAGGCCATTGTATGGGTCGCGTGGACGACACCCCTGTTATTCACAGTCAGCTGGCTTGAGTTGCCTGTGCTGCTGGAGTGGACAGGTAAGTCATTGCCTGGCAGTAGTCGAGCATGTCGAATAGCGGAACCTGGGTGCCTAGGGCGTTGAGCATGTAGACCTCGCCCATGTGAGGGACGTAGCGCCAGGGTGCAGGGTGCTGCACGAGCAGCTGTCGGAGCTTCTCGCTGTGCGCCTTGGTCATTTGCTCTGCTGTTGCTGTATCGGTCATTTCATTGAACAGTGACGTTTGAAATTCTGGCGTGCCAGGATGTGATTGGTAGCCCGCTTGATAGCGCGCATCTGCTGTAGGTGCCGGTAGGCGGATTCTTCGATGGTCAGGGCAATGGCTTTCTTGGCGTTGGCCACCAGCTCGTCCAGGTCGAACTCTTCCTTCCAGCAATCGTCGTCTTCTGCAAGGTTCAGCGGGTTGCCCGGGTGGCAGCAGCTGTTGCACGGTGGGCTGATATGGCAGCTGCAGTTGCCCGAGCTCCCATACTCTTCAACGAACTGGCTTCGCAGAGCTTCCCCGAGATCGTTCAGGACTCTCATGCTTCGACTGCTGCCTTCTTTGTGGCCTCGATCTTGGCCAGGTCGTCGGCTTCGCTCTTGTCCAGGCGACGCTCGACAAAGCGAGGCAGGAAGAGGGATTTGATGTTGTCGGTTTCGCGGTCGATCACATCATTGGCACGCACGGTAATGATTGCGCCCGTCCACTCTTCGCGGCTGTTGTGGATCTCAGCACGCAGGGCGTCGGTGAAGCCGGACACATCGACCAGCAGCAGCCCGTCAGAGGACTTGCACTTGAGGGAGCCGAAGGTCGCTTCTGTCTTGGTGCCAGGGGTGCCAGGCTCGAAACCATAGACCTCCAGCTCGACCTCAAATTCCAGCTTGAGCTTGACCTGGTCTTTGCTGGTGCCGTCCTTCCAGACAGTGGCGGGGCTCTTGCAGATCACGCCCTCCATGCCTTGAGCCAGGTAGCCCTTGTAGAGGGCGAATGCCTCGGCGCGCGAGCGAACAACCTTTGTGTCGATCAGGCGCAGCAGCTTCGTGTCCTCCTGAGAGACCTTGAGCTGACGCAGCAGCGAGCTCAGGCGCTCTTTGTAGGGTGTCTCGTACTTGCCCTTGGGCACCACTGCGGAGAGCGGAATCTGATCCCAGAGGTCTGCCACGATGGTGTATTCGGCACCCAGCTTTTCGCCGTCGCTGATGACGCTGTTGAGCAGTCCATTGCCTTCCTTGCGGGACAGCAGCTGGCCGTTGCGATAGACGGTCAGCTCGCCATGGGATTGCGTGTTGTTGGCCAGCAGCTTCACCGCCTGGTCTGCCAGCGCCTGCATCTGGGGTGTCTCGATGGGCAGGGGCGTGCCGGAGCGGGTGGTGAACCAGACCTCACCGTCTAGGCCACGGGTGATGTTGTTGAACATGCCATCAGCCTTGAGCTGCACGATCACGCCGTCTGCCCAATCCCACTTGCCCATGTTGGAGTCCGGCTCCAGGCTGCAGCGCATGTAGGGGAAGGTCTTGATAGCGCCCTTCTCAGCCTTGTTGATGGTGTTCTCGCTGAAACCCGCGCGCAGGTCACGCAGCAGCACGCGCTTGAAGAGTTCGCGGCTGCTGTCGGGCATGACGGTCAGAATCGCGGCCACGGAGTCGATGGCGGCCGTGCCCGTCAGTTCGCGGCTGGCCAGCCGGTCGATGGTCTCCCAAACCATCGGGCTGTCCATGTCCAGCGAGTAGGTGTCCATGGGGGTGAACGGCGGGATCTTGGCGATGCCGTATGTCTTGAACGGGTCGTATGCGGCCAGACAGATGCGGCGCAGGGTGGGGCAGTCGGCAAAGCCCTTTTTCAGCAGCTCGATCTTCTCGTTTTTCGACGCGGTCGATGCGATGGATTCCAGGATGGTGAATGCTTGATTGGACACGGTGGTTCTCTCTTGATGAGTGGTGAATGAATTACGCGGGTGCGGTCGTGGCAGCTGCGCGCAAGCGAGCAATGAAGTCGAGCGGGCTTTCGCCAGGCAGCGGTGTGACTGCCACTTGCGGCTTGAGGGGCGCTGCAGCAGCTGGTGCGGGCGACGGGGTGGCTGAACCGGCAGATGCCCTGGCGCCCTCGATCGCGGGCTTGGGCGTGGTCTTGTGTGCTGCAGCAGCTTTGCTGACCGCCTCTGCATAGCTAGAGCCGGCGGCCGCGGCCGTCAGGGAGTCCTCAAAGCTCAGGGACTTGCTGGTGTCGCGCGACTTGAGCACCGTCAGGGTCATTTCGCCCTTGCGCATTCCTGCATCTGCGTGGAAGGTGAACGCGGCATCTGCCACCTTGATCTGCTCACGAGGCACGAAGTAGAGGGCATGGCCAGCAACCTTTTCCTCGTGGCGCATGTGCAGGGCTCGGCACGATGCATTGCGCGAAGCGTCGCGGCATGCAGACCAGTCGGCGGGCGCAGGCTTGCTGCTGTCGATCACCTGCAGGCGGTTCAGACACGCGCAGTACGCGACAGACTGCGACTGCACCTTGCACGGGACGTAGAAGGCGTTGCGCCCCGATGCGCTGTCCTCAAGCGTATGTAAGTTACTCATTTCTGACTTATGTTTGTTTCGATGATTGAAGTATCGAGCTGCGCTTTTGGCTACCACGTACCCGCGAACGGGTTCTCGCTGATAGAGGTGGCAATTGCGGATCGTGACTTGACCAGCTCCTTCTCATAAGCTGGGTCGTTTACCTTGGCCATGGAGCTGAGAATGGCGGATACGCCGCCCGGGTTGGTCAGGCCCATTCCTTTTTGCTCAGACGGGGTCGAGAGCTCAAGGCCATGGCGCTTGAGCATGACTAGCATTTCTGATTCGGAGTTGGCATCAGCAACGATCCAGGCCTCGCGGTCTGACTGGTAGCCGCTCTTTTGCTTTTCGCGGATCAGCTGATCGACGGTCTTTTCAAGGCCATAGACCTTTCGCGTCGCGCCGCCGGAAATCTTGCCGGCAGCCGCACGCTTCCCAACGGGGCCATAGATGCCCAGGACATAGGTGTTGCCTGTCTCGTTATTCGTGACGGACACGACCTCATAGAACTTCGTGCCAAGCGAGTGCTTGCCGCTGAAATTGACTCGCGCGGTGAACTTGAATGTGGTGGCGGTGGACATTACCAAGCTCCCCAGCCTGCTGGCTTGAAGTGATGCTCGACCGAGCGGGCCGGCACAGCATCGGCAGGAATGTCCTCGCCAGGCAAGACAGCTGTTCCGTCTGTGCGCTTCATGTACACGAGGTTTGCCGTTGCTGCGCGGTGATACGCAGTAGCCTTGATGCGCCCGAACTCACGCTCAAGCCGATCAAGAAGTGCGTCCGAGTCCATCGTTTGGCTGATCGAATTGCCCTCCTGTTTGTGGCCACGCTTGAGGTGCATGTGGCGACGGCGGGTGCATTGATCTGCAGTCTGGTCAGGATGCAGCGAAAGGGCGCCACCGTGCAGTCGGTAGCTCACATCGGCGGCACTATCAATGAGTGCCGGCATCAGCCCCTTGTGGACGATCACGCAGATGGTTTCTGCACAGCGCTCACTGTCATTCTGGATCTCGTAGTTGACGACGAATTCTTCCTTGTCTGTCTCGGAATTGAGGTAAGTCCAGCTGGTGCGTTTGAACGTGAATTTCATATTAGTTGCGCATGCGTGCTGCTTGAAGCGTCAGAAGAATCATTGATTTTTTGCTGACTGGTGTGGCGCGAAAGATGGCGTCGAGCACCATGCTTGGTGGCGTGATGACGTTGCCCGGGCCTTGGGCCGGGTCGTAGTCGGCCGGCAGCAGCGCAATGGAGACTTCCAGCCCTATTCCGATCAGCAGCTTTGACGCCTCGATCGCCTTGAGCAGTGCCTTGCCTTCGCCGTCCCACATAAAGGTCACATGCTTGAGGCCGCGCCTGCGCATCTGGTCGAACTTTGCAACCTGGCCAGCCTCACCTGCGGAAAGGTGCATGCCGAATGTGGCCAGGGCGATCATGTAGTTCAGCCCTGTCGCCCCGAGCAATGCTTGCCGAATAGCGATAGCGTCGAATGCCCCCTCCCCCACCACCGCGTGGGTATGGATGCCCTCAATGAACGTGTTCGCGTTGTAGAGGTGCGATCCCGCGACCGCAAAGCCTGCAGGGAAGAGGTACTTGGGCTCACGAGTGCCGGATATGTCGCGGCCCTGGTAGCTCACTAGGGTGCCCGCCATGTCCCTGATGGGAATGAGCACGCGCTGGTCGAAGGACACATACTTCTCGCCGCCGTCACTGGTCTTGTACGTGTACCAGCCGCCATGACAGTACGACAGCTCGAAGTGAACCAGGCTGTCCAGCGTCACGCCGCGGGCCTGCAGGTAGGCCAGGTTCTGCCCCTCGATTGGCAAAGGGATGCACTTGCTGGGCATGGACAGGTGGTCGGCAGGCTTGTATATCTCCCGCACAGGCTTAGCGGGTGCCCAGCCGGCGTCGGCCGCCAGGTCGATCAGGTAGTTGTCCAGGGCGTCACCATGGAGGCCGGAGATCAGGCGCACCAGCTTGAACTTGTTGAACTTTTCGCCGCAGGCTCCATGAAAACAGTTGCCGAGGCCCGTGCCTGCATTGACGTACACCTTGCGGCCGCCCTCACCACACGCGGGGCATGTCTCCACGTTCAGCTGCATGCCGTTGGTGCCGTAGCTCTGTGTGTAGTCGATGCCTTCGCGGTCGAAATACTGCTCAATGTCGATCTTCTCAAGGCAGCGGGATAGGTCTTTTGAATCCATTACTGCACCTCGGGATATGCAGGCTCGGTTCCAGTGAATGAGTTGACCTCGCGCTTCAAGCGCAGGACTTCTTCCTCTAACTCCTTGATGCGCTCGCCGTTGTAGGTCGTGTCCAGCACCAGTTCATCATTGAGATAGACATGGGCACCAATCACATCGCCCATTTCCACCTCATGCGCGCACTGGTGACACAGGCACTGGCGTCCAGCCTGATCGCACTCTGCGAGCTCTGCTGCTTCCTGGGGACTATTGGCCTTGTATGCGCCGCTGTTGCTGGCGTCATAGATGACGGTTACGTCGTACTTGTTCATTTGTGTTGGGTAAAAAAAAGGGGGCTAGACCGTGATGATCTGCCCCTGTCTATGGACAATTAAACCCAAAACCAGCCCCTAAGAGACTCAGTTCTGACTTAGATTGTATCAGGCTTCACCGATAACTTCAACGAGGAACTTTGCCCGTTCAATGTCCTGCTTGATGCTCAGCGTGACGCCGGTGCGCTGGTTGCGCGAGGCGGCAAAGTGCAAGCGTGCGTTGTTGGCAGCTCGCTCTTCTTCTGTCACGTTGATGGAGATCACCACGTCAGCAATGCGGATCTTGTTGAAGTCTTCGGCAACGTCTGTAGCGCCGGCAACGGCCTTCTTTGCACCCTCACGATTGGTCTGGGTGGCGGTCAGCAGCGCAAAGCCCTCGGACATGGCCATACCGCGCAGATCCACATAGATCGTGCGGCTGTTTTCCTGCACGTTGTCGGTGCGGTACTCGGGCGCCATCAGGTCGGCATAGTCAACGACAACGAGGTCGAAGATGATGCCTTGCTGCTTGTAGCGCTCGATCAGGCGGCGCAGATCGCTAACCTTCATCGAGCCTGTCGGGAACTCGTGTAGGGTCAGGCTAGACAGCTTCGCCAGGCGCTCCTTCACGCGAATCGAGACCTGCTCGGACTTCGCGTCCAACTCATACATCGGTGTGTCTGAGAGGTTCGCGTCCATGCGGTCAGCGATGATGCCGTTTGCAACCTCAAGGGTGATGTAGAGCACCCGGAAGCCAGCATCGGCGGCATTGATCGCAAAGTTAATCATGGCCATGGACTTGCCAGACTTGGCAGCGCCCATGAGCAGCGACATTTCTTTGCGCCCCCAGCCCTTGTGATACAGGTAGGCGTCGAGCTCTGGATAGCCCGTAGTGATGCCGTTGGGCGCGATGGCACCGCTTGCACGCAAGGCGCGCTCTTTGGTGCGTGCCTCCAGCATGTCGGCGTAGCTATAGCCCTCCGCACCGTGCGCTACGCCCACCTCAAGGGCGGCACGCATGATCTTTGCGATGCGTTCAAAGTCGCCCTTGTCAACGAGCTCGGCAGCTTCCAGCACCGCATTCGTGACGGCCTGCTTTTGGGCAAACATGCCCACCTTCTCGGCAACATAGTCTCGATCGGACAGGTCAACCGAGGGCAAGCGGGTTCGCACGAACTCGATGACCTGGCGGGCAACATCGGGAATGAGCGCCTTCTCAAGCAGCGCGTCCTTGATCGCTGAATTCAGCGTGACCAGGCTGGGCGCTTCCTTGTACTTGTTGAAGTGACGCTGGGCGATCTTGACCAGGCCGGCATGCGCGGGCTTTTCAAAATACTCAGGGCGCACCAGCCCATCCGTCAGCTGGCAGAACTTGGTGTCCCGCGTGAGCATCGCCGCGATCTTCTCTTGGAAGTCGAGGTCGAATTCATAGTGTGCCTCTGCGGGCGATGATGGGGCTGGCGCTGGTGCAGTTGCGGAGATAGCCGCGACCGCCACCGGTGTCATTCCAGGCAGAGTTGCTGGGTCTGCCACCACCACGCAGGCAGATCCATCGTAGCCATCCATTACTTGACCTCGGACTTGTTGAACTCGGGCAGGTCGATGGTGTCGATGGCGTGCTTGTAGATGATGGAATGCACGACCGTGTTGTTGCCAACTGAGCGCTCCATCGTCACGGTGAAGCGATCGCGGCGAACGATGATGCCGGTGATCTGCGAGCCGTTCAGACGGGTAATGGTGACGGGCTGGGCGTGATTTTGCACATGAGACAGTGCCGCGTCATGACCCTCGGGCCGAGCACGCTGCACACCTGCGCCGCCGTTGCGGGCCTGGCCCTGCTTGCCGCCGCGGGCCGCCAGTGTCATCGTGGAGCGATCGGGACGCTCGACGCGCGGAGCTGCGATGTGGCGATGGGCCAGCACGCCGGGCTCAGCCGAGGCTTGGCGGTTTGCGTCAGAGGGGAATGCTGTGTTGCCGTGGATAGGGGAGTTCATACTGGTTCAATCATTCGGGCGTCGCCCGGTGCTCAAATTGTGTTTTTCAAGGTCTGGACTGACCAAGATGCGAGCATTCTAACTGACTCAGTTCTGACTTACTTAAATTGCTTGTAGTGAAGCAATGCAGCCTCTGCTTCTGCCGGGAAGAACCTGGTTGCCAGGGCTTCATCAAGCACGCCTTCTTTGATGAGTCGGGAGACCAGTCGATGACGGGGTGCGGCGCGCTTAGAGAGCTGATCCACGACGAACTCGATATGCGCAACTTGAACCGGGTGCTCTTCCCACTGCAGGGCAAGAAAGAAGGGTTCGCGGCTGTAGGTCAGCTCACGCGCTACCCGCTCCTTCCAAGCGTTGTAGAGGTCAACCACGCTGTCGTAGCCATACATTTGGTTGGGGCGCGGGAAGGTGCGCCATCCATTGTTGATCGCTCGTCGCATCAGGAACTGCAGCGCCCACGGGTACGGGCAGCCGATTTTGTCGAGTACCTGCCGCGCTCTCCACACAGAGTTCGCCTCCCGGCTGCGAAGTGCGTCTGCCGGAGCTATCCCAACCACCGAGTCGGCCGTGCCGGTGTCCTTGCATGTTGCATAGAACTTCTTCGCCTGCTCGTTGTAGAAGTGCGCCCAGAGATAGGTGGCCTCAGTTGGGTGCAGAAGCCGGTAGTCAAACCATTTTCGCTGCAGCGCGTCAGGCTCCTTCTCTCTGAACTTCTCATCAATGATGAGCATGGACATTTCGTAGTGATCCCGGCTGAGTCCTGAGCCGAAGTAGGGTGTCATTTGTTCGCTGCCCCATTAAGAACGGTATTTAAGAGAGGGTTATATATAGGGGAAACGCGAAAATCGCTAACAAAATTTTCGCTTTATGAAAAATCACCGGTAAGTTATTGAATTGAATAATAAAAAAAGAACCCCGGAATGATGAATTCAGGGGTTCGGAACGCTTGGGAGGAAGCCTATCTGCCTGTTTTAATCCATGCAGGGAGGTTCACCGTCAGTAGTTTAGACAGCCCGGTAGGACGGGAACTGGACTCGTCCTGGCGGGAATACACACCGAGCATGCTTTTGACAAACCCGGAGCGAACACAGTCTGCGATGGAGAACTCCACGACCGCGACTTCATCGAGCTTACCGGTGCGGCGGATTGCATCACCCATGCCAGAGAGACCCTGAATGTCAGATTGATCCAGGTCGCCGCAGATCATCACCTTGCAATTCTGGCCAACTCGGGTGAGCAGCATCTTCATTTGCTCCGGCGTGGTGTTCTGCGCCTCGTCAACGATGATCCAGGCATCATTGAAGGTGCGCCCGCGCATGAATGCCAGAGGAAGGGGTTCTACCTGGCCACTCTTGAGCGCATATTCCAGTTGGCCAGCGCCCATGCTGTCCTTCATGATCTGTCGGACTGGCTCGATGTAAGGGGCGAATTTTTCATCCAGCTCGCCAGGCAGAAAGCCCAGCTTCTCGCCGGCCGCCTCGATTGCGGGTCGTGTAAGGACGATCTTGCTGATTCGCTTAGAAGTGAATGCCTCGCATGCCATTGTCACGGCAACATAGGTCTTGCCGGTGCCCGCTGGGCCTGTTGCGAAGATAAGCTGGCTCGTATTGATCGCGGAGATCAGGAGCTTCTGATTGGCGCTCTGCGCCTGCAGCTTTTTGGCTGGCCTGCTCGGCTGGTATTCCAGCTGAGCAAGTGCATTTGTAAGGTGTGAGTTCACCGGATCGCCCCGGCCAATGCGCCCACTTTTGTTATTTTTGTTCTTATGGTTGCTTGCGCTTGCCATCGTCATCTCCAGTGAACTCAGGAACGAACTATACATAGTCAGTCCTGACTTACCTATAAGGCAAATGAAGAAAGTTGAAATATTTTTTCATTTCCACCTTCTTCACGTAAGTTACATTAAATCCAGATGCGAGAAAGCCCGCGCAATGGCGGGCTTGTCGTCACTTCTTGGCCGAAAAGCGAGCTATGCGGTCTGCCAAAACTCCCTGCAGCTGGGTCATCAACCCAGACTGACGCACCAGCAGCTTTGAGTCCTCCCAATCGAGCTTCGCAAACGCTTCGCCCGCAATGAACGAATTGAGCTTGGCCAGGCGTTCGTCCAGCTCGTTCTTCTCATGCACGACTCGCAGCTCGTGCGGCATCAGGCCGGCGGTCACAGGCGGCCGTCCTTCTTGGCCAGCTCTGTGAGCAGTTGAAAGCCCATCGGTTGCCACATCTGGCGCACGGCGTCCTCGCGGGCGTAATGGCGGCCCAGCTCGGCGTCGAAGTTCTTGGGCGAAACAACCTGGCTCTTGCCGACGATGGTGCCGCCGTTAGCCAGCGTGAAGATGCAGAAGGTCAGCAGCTCCAGTGGCTTGAGGTCGGCGTCCATGCCAAGTGGCACTTCCTTACCGACGTATGTGCCGGCCTCGATCGCTCCGTTGCGGCCGTCAGCGGCAGTGAAATAGTGCTCGCTCACGATGAAGGCTTCAATATCAGCCAGGGTCACTTTTGGGGCGTTCATTCGCCACTCTCCTTGTTGTTGTTATTGGTGCAATAGGTCTGCACCCAGCCCACCAGCTTGTCGTGCTTCACGGCAAGGGCTAGATAGGTCTGTGAGCTTTCCTGGTCGCTCAGTGCAAGGTCTGCCCACGTAGGGGCTTGAGGCCCGGTGCCGGCGTCATCAGCTCGGCCGGCAGCGGCGGCAGCTGGTGCCCTGCCCGCACGTAGATCGGGGTTGGTTTTTGCACGGGCTTCGTTGAGCAGGCTGACAATGCCAGGATCGACGCGGCTGCCGCCCATCGAATCAGCCTTACAGGATTGAGATCCACTTTTCTTCCCTTCGTTGAGATATGCGGCAAGCTCGCGCTTCGCCCGGGTTGCGTCACCGCCCAGCCTTGCAATCTCTGCCTCGGCTCGTTCGCGGTAGTCGCTGGATGCGCGTGCGCGGGCTTCATCAATGGCCTCTTGCTTGCGCTTTTCCTCACCGGACTTTTGGGCGTATTCGTTGACCGCCTGGGTGTACCCAGCGGCTGTGCCCTGCAGACGACCTTCGATCTCGCCGGCGGCCCTGCCCTCTTGATAGGTCAGGAAGACCGTGAGCACTGCAGCGCCAGCGATCGCGGCTTTCGACAACCAGGTCATTCGCTGTCCTTGTCTTCCTGGCGGTTCTGCGCGGCGCGCTCACCGAACCAGAAGCCCACCAGGGTCGCCACGATTGGGCCGATACCGTTCATGTATGCCTCTGCGGTAATGTCGTGGCGGTACCAGGCCATCGTGCAGACCACGGTGAATGCCGTGGCGAACATCACGGTCATGAACGGCCGCGCGGCGGCATTGAGCACCTGCATCCAGGTTAGTGCCGTGGTTGCTTGCTCGCGCTCTGCCAGCGCCAGCTGCGTGCGTTCGCGGGCGGTGCGCGGGGCACCCCCCTCAATGCGAGGCGTCACGTTGAGCGCGCGGCCGGCGGCAGGGTCGTTGGGGATCAGGGGTTCGCGGTCGTCTTTCATGGCACCAGCCCCGCGAGGTATTGGGTCTTTTTGCCCGGGCTGAACTTGGCGGTCAGTACCTGGCGCTTTGTGCCGACACTGATGTGAACCCAGCTCCCCTCCCAGATCAGTTGGCCAAACACAATGTTCGATTTCTGGATTGCGCGGCAGATCTCGAGCGGCGTGCCGTAGCGCGGGCATGTGAAATCGGCAGCCAGGCCCAGCAGGTGATCGCTGTTTTTGGATCCACCGACCGCAGCATTGACTTCGGGCGAGCGATAGCCGGAGCTGACGTGAATCACCTTGTTGCCCAGCAGGGAGCGCACTTGCTCCAGCAGTTGAGCTACCTTGAACAGATTGCGCAGGGCGTCTTGGTCAGGGATGTTGGACAGCCCCTTGCGCGTTGCGGTGTCGCTGCGTGTGAACTCCTGCAGCATGAAGTGAAGGGAAAGCTCAAGCGGGCGCTTGGCTGCGTCTGTGCGCAGCACGTTCTGGGTCGAAGCACTCATTGGCCAGCACCCTTCTGCAGGATGGGCAGTACCCAGGCAAAGGCTGCTGCGCCGCCGGCAGCCCACATGGCGCGCACAAGCCAGATGGTCGTTTGAACACGGGTTTTGTCGCGCTCGTACTCGATGTAAATGTCCCGAACGGACTTCTCGACGGTGTCCAGCCGGCGCTCAACGCGGTCGTGGAACTTCTGCATCATGGCGATGCGCTCGTCAATCACGGTGATGCGCTGCATGGCTTCTGTCATGCGGCGCATCAGCTCTTTCATTTCACCCAGCTCGTCTGCCAGGTGCTTGAGGTCGCGCTGAGTGGCGACATTCTGGTCTGTTGTGGTTGTCATTATTCTTATAGTCCACTTAGTAAGTAAGTCAAAACTGACTTCTTAAAAAGCGGAGTATATAGACATGACGGACTATTTACCAGTCGCTACCAATGCCTTGGGCGAGTGCTCGCGTGCCAGCTCTGCGCTGTAGGCTCCCCGGCAGTGGTTTGACTGCCAGAAAAAGAGTGCATTCACCACGGCGACGAAAACGCCCCACTTTCGGCTGCCGGCCGTCTTCATGCGCCAGGCGCGGGAGCAAATGGTCTCATCAGGCATGCCTGCCCAGAGAGTGTTCCAGAGCTGGCTCAGGGCAATGCCTACATGGCCAAGGTAGTTTTTCATCATGCTTCCTTTTCTATTTAATTGATGATGGGTCGAGGTGTTATTTCGGTCGGCGTATCGCCTGGCTCATACGTGTCTTCTGGTGCATCTACTGGTGGCTGCGGGGTCGGCTCTGGCACACCTGGGTTTGATGGCACGGCATCTTCGACGCCTTCCCAGATGCATCCCCTCACCTCCTGAACGGTGGTCGCCTCCATGATGCGTTCACGCAGCTCGCGCGCCTTGACATGCAGTGAGCTTGCGTACAGGGCGAATGCCGCGGGCATGCCAATCACGTCCTCCCGGGATAGCTCGATGGTCGAGTTGTCGGCGCAGACCCAGAGGGTTGAGAAATCCTGGTCGAAGAATTTTGCAGCGATCGCCGCCTGCGCAGTGGTGTTAATGCGGGACGCGCTGCGTTCGTCGGAGTCGAACACCCTCCCCTTGTACGGAAAGCCCCTGGTTTCAAGACCGTCGCGGATTCGGACGATGGCGGCCCAGCGTGCAGCCTGTTCTTCTTCTAGCGGGCTCTGGTATGGGCCTGAGTCGATGATGCCCTCGGCAAAGAGCCTGGCGCGGGTCTTGCTGTAGACCTCCGATGTGAGTTCTGTGTATTCGCCGTCAATCTTCACGGAGCGAAATCCAAGCGACTGCTGAATCCCGTCCATATCGAAAGAGGTCAGCGCTGTGCCGACCCACGAAAACCCGTCGCCAGGATTGCATGCGACACTGCTGATGCTAAAGTTTCTTTTCATTTTTTAACCGCCTGTTTGTTCGTAGTTGAACCAAGTTCTGTAGCCAGTGTTGAGATACGCGGCCTTTCCATTTGCAAAGGTCACATAGATTTGAATGTCATGCCCGACCGGGCCGCCGGAGCCGAATGCGCTAATGTTGATCTGGGCAGCGCCAGCAACGCTGCACTGCATAAGGAGCTCATAGCCGGGGGTATAGGCGGTTGACGCCCAATTGGTCATATTTGCGAAAACAACGGATGTAATGGCTCCATTGTTTGTGGCGACGTATATGTAGGCTCCGCTTGTCCCCCTCTGCTCGTAGTAGTCGAGCCATGTAATTCCCGACACGTAGGCATAGGAGTTGGTCTTTCCCTGCAGGTTCGCCATGGAAATGGAGCCGCTTGGCACGCCGGCAAGGGAGCGCACTCGTGAGTCGTTCAGATTGAGCCCGCCTGCGCCGATGCCAAGCTCAGCGGCAACTTGCGCCATAGTGATCTGGCCTGTTGGAAGAGTCATGATGGGCGGCCATGGCCGCCCTCCTTTCCTTGTAAGAATTTACTTTGTACGAATGGCCGCTTCGAGGCTTGCCAGGCGCAGTTCAAGCGCTTGGTTTTTCTCGTCCAGCTCCTTGATCGCCTCGACCAAATGAGGCACCAAGCGCTCGTACTTGAGGGTCAGGTAGAACTTGCCGGTTTTGGATTCGCCCTTCACCGCTGTACGGTCGAATGGAGCCTGCTCAACCACCTCGGGAATGATCGCCTGCACGTCCTGAGCCAGCAGGCCGACCTCGGCCTTTTCCGGGTCGTAGCCATACTTCGCGCCCAGCTTGTTGGCGTGGTAGTGGTAGCCGGTCAGCTGTGCAACGGCTGCCAGCGCACCCTTGATCGGCTTGAGCTTGGTCTTGAGGCGCTTGTCGGAGTAGTAGGCGGTGACGTTGCCCGTGAACGCGCCCTCATTGCCGACATACAGCGCCTTGCCGTTGTAGACCCGCACCCAGGTGGAGTCCTGCATCATCATGCCGCCGCCGTATGACTCGCTGTACCAGCCGCAGTTGCCGGTCGTGCGCAGCCAGTCGCTCACGTAGATGCGGGTCGCGTTAACGCTATTGGCAACATTCCAGTTGCCGCTGTTGTCCATTGCGCAGCCGCCGACATTTGGCTTGTAAAAGCCGATTGCGCCGGAGTTGCCATATGCATAGCCGCCACTGCTCGTGAAGAACAACTGCCCTTCACCAGAAGATGTGATCTTTACAGAGCCCGTGACCTCCAGACCGTTGCTGTCGGCACGCAGAAGCTGTGTGGTTACGTTGGTGCCCGCATTGATGTTGGCAGCACTTGCCCACGACAAATGCCAGCTTTCGCCAAGTTGACCGATGGCAAAGGAGTTGCCACCAGCTGTCTTTTGCGATGCCCATGCGTGCCAGGAGGATGCAGTGGAGGGGCTGAACACAATAGCGGCCTGGCCGCGGCCGGTGCCGTCAATCCACGATGCGGCGGCTGTTGGCAGCGTCATAGCGCCCGACACATTGGCAGAGCCGTCGAAGCTCACGCCATTGATGGTGCGCTCGATAGCCAGTTTGGTCGCCGTGCTGGCGTTGCCTGTCAGCGGGCCGTTGAAACCAGCCGCGAACACCTGGCCAGCAAAGCCAGCGCCGCCCTTGACGATCAGGGAGCCAGTTGTTGTGCTGGTTGCGGCAGTCGTGGCATTGACGCGCAAAATACCGCTCAGCAAGTTCTCAGACTCGCCGGTCGAATAGATGCCATAGCGCACCCCGGAGAATGTGCCCGAGATACCGACCTTGATGCCATATGCGGTCGTTGCCGTGCCCGCCTGATTGCGCACATATGCCTCGTAGCCAATCATGTTGGTGGCGACAGCGGTGGAGTTATTCAGGTGGGGGTAGCTGTAGTTGCCAATGACAGTCGTAGCGGTCTGGTTGGCAGCACTCAACAGCGAGTAACCGCGCACGCCCTCAATGCGGCCGGTGACTTGCTCGGTGACAGTGCCTCCTGTTGGCTGTGAGACGACCGCATAACCCCGCACACCGTACAGCTCCTGGGTATGTGCACCGTCAATCGCATCCTGCGCCTCAAAGTGACCCGCAACGGTCGTCATGTTGAACCCCAGCTCCTTGCCGTTGGCATAGGTGAGGTAAGAGCGAATGCGGGCATATTCCCCGTAAGCGGTACGGGACGCCGTCAGTGCCCCGTCCTTCACATCGACAAGAATGCGGGAGCCGAAGGGGCTGGAGTTTGCCACGATGGTGTTCTGCAGCACGTCAAGCTGGACACTCGATGCGGAAGACGTGCCAATACCAACGCGATCACCAAAGACGCTGACGCCCTTGACGCCCACACCGCCCAGCACACGCAGGGCGCCATCAGTTGCGTCAGTCTTGCTCGCAATAGAGGTGCTTCGGATGGTTGCTGCAGCGGTGGTCTCAAACATCGAGGCGACAACCTGGAGCACGCCGCCGGCCGAGCCCGTCGTGCCGCCGTAAGCCATGATGCGGGAGTCGTAATCGACAACAGACGTTCCACTGTGGAAGTCGATATAGGGCGTGGTCGCCACGGTGCCGTTGATGTCGCCAATCTCGATAGCTGCGCTCTTGCCGGTTGCCACGATGGAGAGTGAGTCGCTGATCGTTGGGCTGGTACTCAGCACCACGTTACCCGAGCCGGTTGACGTGGTGGTGCCGGTGCCGCCGCGGGCGACGGGAAGGGTGCCGGCGCTGATGTTCCCTGCGTTCAGCGAGGTCAGGGCCGCGCCGTTGCCGCTGAATGTGGATGCCGCGAGGTTGCCGTCCCAAATACCATTGCCGTTTTCATCCAGCAGCACCGCGTTCTTGCTAACCGAGTTCGTGTTGGCATCGACGTTGGCCTTGGTCATGTAGTAGGCGCGCAGCGTGCCCTGGTAGGTCGCAAGACCAATGGAGCCACTGGTCGTATTACCAGCCAGGAACGGCATGAACGCACCAGCTGTCGAGTTCGACGGCTGCAGGATGGAGCCACCTGCGCGCAGGCTTGCAACGTAGCTCGTGCCAGTTGCAGAGGTGAAGCCATTGATCGTAGAGACCTGGCCGGGGAAGTTCGTGTTGCCGTTCTCGTCCAAGAGCGCGGCCTGGCGCTTGATTGCGGCAAACGATCCCGTGTACTGGCGCACATAAATCTGCTCAGATCCGTCATCGGCAGTGGCCAGCTCGGCAAAGCCGTTGTTCGTGGACGTGGCACCAACACCCAGGCGGAACGCATCGCTGCCGCCCATCTTCGCGTAGATGATCGGGGCAACCACGTTCGACACATTGGCGGCCGTCATCGAAATGTAGCTATTGGGGTCGTCAGGAACTACAAACTTCTTGCCTGGTTTCAGCTCCAGGTCGATTGAGTCGGTAAGGACGCGCTCCCATTCAGACCAGTCGGAAACAGGCGTTCCCGTTGCGTCGTTGCCGCGAACAAAGAGCGCCTTGCCGTTGTTCAGGATCTGGGCAACGTCATTTCGTGCGGAGCTCCCCAGCACCACGCCGCCGAAGTCGGCAGCACCAGTAAAGGGCAGCGAGTCGGCATATGTGTTGGCACTGCTGTCAGTGCTTGAGCGGGAACCATGAAAGAAGCCAGCGGACAGCACAGTGTTGAGCGACTTGGCTGTTACGTCTTCGATGGATGCCGGCACCACAATGTCGCTTGTGCCGTCGAAGTCCGTGCCGTTGATCGTGCGAGTGTTCAGCAGCTTGGTGGCGCTGGCCACGTTGCCGCTAACGAACGCAACTTCTTGAGGCGCAGTCCATGAGTATGTGGCTACGTCGCCATGGGCACGCACAAAAAGGCGCGTCTTGCCGGATTGCCACTCGTGGTAAATCTCAGTCGTGGCGATGCCCTGATGGCCAACCAGGCGAATGCGATTGCCGTAGGTGATCGGGTATCCAGATGCGGTGCCGTTGTAGATGCCGTCAACGTACACGCCTGACGTGAGGCCGTAGGTCGCCGTGCCGGTGGGCATCGCTCCCGAGGCATTGCCGAGGTATGGGGCGTTGACAGTAATGTTGCCGGTGCCGTCGAACTCCACACCGTTGATGGTGCGTGCCGTCTGCAGCTTGTTTGCCGACTCAACGAGGGACGTGAGCGACCATGCCTTCCAGGTCTTGCCGCTATCGACCGACCAGCGCATTGCGCTGGCGTAAGGAGCGGTATCGCTCATGGCCTCTTGGACAATGCGCGGGCCGTTATGGCTGACACGGATCATGCCCCAGCTCGTGAGGTTCGTGCCGCTGATGCTTGGGCCGCCGGGCTGCACGCTCAGACCCTGCTGGCTGAAATAGTCACCAGGGGTCACGAGGTTGTCGAGGTTCGCTGTCTTGCTCAGCAGCAAGCCGTCTGTGACGAAGTTGTCGAGCGCGCTCGGCTTGTAGGCGGTGGCGACCTTACCCATTTCGATCTGGACGTTGTCAACGTCCATGAACACAGGCGTGACTCCGTCGATACCGTTGATGCGGCCGAAATAGACGTAGACGCCAGTGGTGCCGGCGGGCGCAGGGCCGGCGGCCAGAATACAGCGCTGGAAGTCGGTCTCTGAGCCAATATCAAACGCCCGGCTTGGCGTGCTGATTGTTCCATTGGAGGCATTGCGCCACTGCAGGTACATGCGGAACGTCGCGCCTACAGTGCCACGGATATGCGAGCTGGCAACAACGAAGTCTCCTGGCTGCGCAGGGATGGTCGCCGCCGTCACAACGTCCATGTAGCGAGTCGCAGAGAGCTTTTCCCCGTACATGCGGAATGCCACGGAGCTTTGGGCCAGGGGTGACTCGACATAGGAGCGCGTCACCTTCTCGCCAGAAACCGCGCTGGTGCCCGCAATGCTGGAGCCAAAACCCTTCGGTGACACGGTCACTGTGCCTACCAGTGGCTCGCCCTCTTCTGTCCTTGCCTCAAAGCTGGAGTTGACCTGCAGGTTCGCACCGCCGACCGAAAGGGAGCTGTTGAGCACGTTGGAAAGGAGATCCGGCGACAGCTGCGCCTCCGGAACGAAACCGCCGGAGTCGAGCGTTGCAACGCCGCTCTTTGCCCCCGCCTTGTTGGCATCGAGCTTGGCGTTCAGGGCGGTCTGGGTCGCTGTGCTGATCGGCTTGTTGGCGTCAGACGTGTTGTTCACGTTGCCCAGGCCAAGGTCTGCGAGCGTCCATGCGATGTTTGCAGAGCCGTCGAATGAACGTGCCGTCGATCCGATGGTCACTGTGCGCGCTGTGGTCAGCTTCGCCGCGCTCCCGGTTGTGTTTTGGTTGCCGGTGGTGTTGACGCCAGGAAGGTCAATATTCGCGGTGCCGTCGAAGTTCACACCGCCAATAGAGCGCACCGTTGCCAGCTTGGCAGCAGCGGTTGCCGTGCCGCGTGATGTTGTGACGTTCTCGGCCCAATCGGTGAAAACCCAGCCAGATGCGCCGCGAGCGCCAGTGCGCGACCAGGACGTGTTGCCGGAATAGACCGTCTGAATTACAGCAGAGCCAGCGTCATACAGGCGCCGAATGATGTGAATGACGCCCGTGTAAGAAGCGCTCGCGCCCAATGGGCCGTTGGTGTACGTACCGGACAGGGTATAGAAGCCGCCTGCCGTGGCCGTCACCATGGTGTCGAAGTCGGTTCCGCCGTCTGTGGCTGCCCCGCCGTTGCCTGGCGCATTGCGTGCCTGGGCAACGCCTAGCGCAACCAGTGCGCTCAGAGGCGCCTCACCAGTCAGCATCGACGCATCCAGCGCAGTCACAGGGATGATCGCGTTGCCAGAGCCGTCGAATACGGTCGCCGTACCAGTTGCCGCGCCAGCCATCGAAATGGTGCGGGCGGTCTGCAGCTTGGTGGCGGTGCCGGCATTGCCCGACACGGCCAGGGGCGGGTCATTGGTTGTATAGACCCGCTCCCATGCACTCCACTCATTGACGCCGTAGAACGCACGCTGGTAGGTTTTTCGTCCAGAGTCAGAGCGGTAGGTCGTCAGCTCTTGGATGTAGCCGGCGGCGCGCCACACGCGCAGAGAAAATGCCTCTCCCGTGGGGCAATTCAGCAGTGTTGCTGCCGTCACGTTGGCGGCGCAGTAGTACGCCCCTTCGTTTTTGAAGTCGTTGAGGTCTTGATTGGACGCGATGGGCACGCCCTGCCACTGCAGAGCGATATTGCTGGTGCCATCGAAGTTCACACCGTTGATGGTTCGCGCGGTCTGCAGCTTTGTCGCTGTGGCGGCGTTACCGGTGGTGCTCTGGTTGCCGGCAGTGTTCACGCCTGGCAGGTTGATGTTCGCCGTACCGTCGAAGCTCACACCGCCGATCGTGCGGGCAGTCTGCAGCTTGGTGGCGCTAGCCACGTTGTCGGTCTTGGTAGCGGCACCAACATCAGCAGCCGACAGCACGACCGCCCCGGTCTTGCCGTTGACGGTCGTTACAGCCGCGGAATTGTTGATGCGGTAGAAGGCCGCCAGCACCTTGGAGTAGATCAGGAAGTCGCCTGCCTCGTACAGCACGCCACTCACGGTTCCACCGACCTGGACGCGCCAGATAGAGGCAAGGCCAGGGGTTGCTGGATACTTTCCCGTGCTCAGATCCACGCCGCCCATTTCAGCGAACGAGTTCTGGACGCTGCCGACGATCGAACGTGCGGTGTCCTCGCTCTCTTTGGCGGCTGCAGCAGAAGCCGCTGCAGCGGTCTCGCTGGTCTTTGAGTTGGTCTCGCTGGTCTTTGCATTCAGCGCAGACGCCGCGGCGTTCGATGCGCTGTTGCTCGCCTCCGTTGCCTTGGACGATGCGGTCGATGCACTGCCGGCGGCCGCAGTTTGGCTGGCGGCAGCGTTGGTTTCGCTGGTCTTGGCCGCAGTTTGGCTGGCGGCAGCGTTGGTTTCGCTGGTCTTGGCCGCAGTTTGGCTGGCGGCAGCCGCAGTTTGGCTGGCAGCAGCAGCAGTTTTGCTCGATGCGGCGTTGGTCTCGCTGGTCTTGGCGTTGGTCTCGCTGGTCTTAGATGCCGTCTGGCTGGTTTTTGCCTGGTCGGCGTAGTATTTGGCACCGTAACCCTGGCCAGTCACCACTTCTGAGGTGGTCTGTGTTGCCCACTTTTGTGCCTGTGCCGCACTGGAGCTGGAGCTGGTTGCGCTCGCGGCGGCATTACCGGCGCTGGCTGCAGCATTGGTCTCGCTGTTCTTGGCGTTCGTTGCGTGCGTGTTGGACTTGGCGATGTTTTCAGTCGTGACCGCCATGGCCTCGCTGGCAACGACCGCAGACTCGGCTGCTTTTTCAATCGCCAGATTCGCACTCTCAAGCGCGCTCAGAACGTCCGACGAGACAGTTTTGTGGGCATTGATAATGTCTGCCGCAGAGTGCGCCAGCTCACGCGAATAGCCCTGGACAGGGATGATCTCGTAAGGGGCGGTGGTGCTGGGGCCGGCGTATGCCCTGGCAAGCGTGATCTCAGTTGCCGAGACCACGGTTTTGATTTCGTAGTGTTTGCCGTCCGGGCCCACGAAGGCTTCACCGCGCTCAATGTTGTCAACAAAGTTGGCGAGCGAGCAAATGACCTTCGCGGAACCGTTCACGACGGTAGCGTTACCGCGCTTGTACCATTCCATGTTTTTCTTCTTCTTATGTGGTTGGGCGCGGTAATTCTAAGTCAGTATTGACTTATCTTCAATCGCTCGGCCACTCTATCGCCTTGACCGCGTCGATGGTCGTGCAGCAGTTGATTTGGGCACGCAGGCTGCGGCCGATCGCATGGACAGAGTTTGTGTAGTCACCCAGCTGCGCGCAGATTTCCTGCAGCTCTTCGGCCCCCAGCGAAATTTCACCGTTGTCGGAGGTCGTCCACTCCACATGGAACCCGGGCACGTTCTGGGCGATCAGGGCATAGGACACGATCTTGCTGCGGCTCGAATCGTCGTTGTCGATCGGGATGCCGCGCCACTGAAAACCAGTTGCTTCAACGACCGCGCGTCGCTCCTTGATCTCTATCCAGCGAGCAGCCTTCACCTGCGCCAGCGAGCGCCCCTCGACCCATTCATGGGACACGAAGTCATAGATGGCACCCTCATACGGCGGCATGCCCAGCGAGACAACGACCTTGGCGTCGAAGTCCCAATAGCATGTGCCGGAGTTGGCGGCTTGATAGCCATCGTCATCCAGCTCGATGGCGAGCAGTTCATCGCCAAACAGCGATTGGGCGTATTCGGTATCGGGTTCGCCCAGGGTGACAAGGCGAGCAATCTCGCCTGTCTTGCCCTTGACCCCTGCAAAGTAGCAGGTCACTTTTTGATCTCCTGTAGCATCATTGTTCGATTGGTCACGCTGAAACCGAGCAGGTTGCCGCCTTCGCCATAGACGCGAATTGCGTATTGCCAGCGGCCAGCGTTTGCGTTGACGATGGTGTCAACGTAAGTGAGCACGATTGAGCCCATGCCGTATGCATAGAGCGCGGTGCTGAATGCGCGGCTGTAGCCGATGACCAGGCCAGAGCGCACAACGGTCTCCCCTCCCCAGGGGTCGATTCGGATAATGTCGGCCTTGTAGCTCAGGTTGGTGCCCTTGTAGGCCGCAACGTCACCGACCGGACGGAGCAGGAAATTGGCAGTCATCACCAGCTTGAAGGTGCCGCCGGACGTTCCAGATCCCGAGCAGGTAATGCCGCCGGTCATGATGCGGGCGTCGCCCAGCCAGCCCGTGTCGCCCGAGGCGATAGTTCCACTGAACTGGTGATAGATGGCCTGTGTGACCGCCTGGTCTTTGATTTTCAGAGTCTCGACCTGCAGGTTGCCAATCTTCGCGGAGGTAATCACACCGTTCTTGATGAACGCCTCGCTGATATAGACGCCGGGGTTGACGGTCTGGCCATTGATCGTGGTCGCGGTCGTCAGCACCTGGAACGGCGTCGATGTAGTGGCCAGGGCCGAGGTCTCTGGCGTGGCGATGATGAACTTATCGGACGCCACGATGAACGACGAGGTCGGTGCCGCGTTATTGGCCGTCGAGATCAACCCGAACCCGGAGACATGCCCCTTGTTGTTGACCTTGACGGAATACTTGGCCTCTGTCCCGCTGATGCTGCTGGCGAGCGTGCTGAACTTTTGCTCCATGGTCACGCTGCCGCCGCCGGCTGTGTTCAGGCGGGCTGTCAGCTGGGTGATGCTGGTTGCGTTGGCACTGTCGGCGGTGGCACGGGTGCTTTCTTCTTTCGCCAGGCGGGCCTCAACGCTGTTCACGGGCTTGCCCGTGGCGTCAAAGGTATTCAGGCGAGAGACCATGTCGGTGATCGACTTTGTGAGCACGCTGTCGGCGTCTGCCCGGGTCTTCTGTTCTGCTGCCAGCACGGCCTCGTAGGAGCCCGCAGGCTTGCCAGTCGCGCTGTACTTATCCAGGCGGGAGGTCACTGAGTTGATAAGGCTGGTGGTGGCAGAGTCACCATCTGCGCGCGCGGTCGCCTCGTTCTGAATCAGGTTGGTGGTGCTGGCCAGGTTAGAGGACACCGTGGTGGTCAGATTCGTGATGCGAGTGCTCAGCGCCGAATCTTCGGTCGCGCGGGTGCGTTCCTCAGTCTGGATCAGTGCCTTGACTGCCGAGTCATTGGCCGTCACGGTCGAGGTCAGATTCGTGATGCGGGTGCCCAGCGCCGTGTCAGCGGTGATGCGCGACTTTTCCTCTGTCTGAATCAGGGTCGTGAGCTTGGAGTCACCGGCCATGAATTCAGTCTGGGAGGAATTGATCAGGATCGTCAGTGCCTCGTCGCGCGAGACTCGTGCGGTCGATTCGGTCTGAATCAGTGCGCGAAGAGCTGCCGCCTCGGTGCTCAGCGAAGCCTGCATTGCCGTGATCGACTTGGTCAGCACGCCATCTGCATCAGCCCGGGCCTTTTGCTCGGCAACGATCAGACCGGACAGGCGCAGGTCTTCGGCGTCCATGGATACCTGCATGCCGTCGATCCGTGTGGTCATGGCGCTGTCGGCAGTGGTACGGGCAGTTGCCTCGGCCTGGATCAGCGCCCTGGCGGCGGTGTCGTTGGTCTTGACCGTGGCGGTCAGCTCTGTGACCGTCTTGGCGATAGCCTCGTCTGCCGTGGTGCGCGCCAGGGCTTCGGAGCCGACCGCCGCTGTGTTGGCGCTGTCGGCCAGTTTCAGCTCGGCATACACGGTGTCGATGCGTTTCCCCAACGCGGTATCGGCGTTGGTGCGAGCAGTGGCCTCAGAACCGACCGAGGCGGCTGTGGAACTGTCGGCCAGCTTCAGCTCAGCATACACCGTGTCGATACGCTTGCCCAGCGCTGTGTCGGCGGTGGTACGGGCTTCTGTTTCGGTTTTCACCGCACCCACGCTTGCGGTGTCGCCCGCGAGCATTTCGGCATAGACGGTATCGACACGCTTGCCGAGCGCTTCATCGGCGGCTGCCCGGGCAGTCTGCTCGGTGGTCACAAGGCCGGTGATGCGCTCGGTCTCAGTGGTCAGTGTTGCCGCCAGCTGCTCGATGCGTGTGCTCAGGGCTCCGTCTGCGGTGGTGCGTGCGCTCTCTTCAAGGGAGATAAGTGCTTTCAGGCTCTTGTCGAGCGCACCGGTCTGCTCGGCCACCAGGGCATTGACACGGGCAGCCTCGGCGGAGTCGGCGCTTACGCGAGCGGACTCTTCTGCCTTGATGGATGCCTTAATGTCAACGATCTCCTTGTCACGAGCCACCTGCTGTGCCGCGATCAGCTCGGAGACCTTGCCGATGGCAGTGTCTGTGTCAGTGGCCAGCTTCACGACCTCTTCACGCAACGAGGCAATGGCATTGGTGGTTGAGTTCTTCACCTCTTCGGTGAGCACCACGGAGCGCAGCAGCAAGTCGCCGTCACGCTGCAGCTTCCAGCCCACAGAGCGCAGCTCTTCGCGCAGGCTCACCAGATCGACATTCAGGGCTTCGGACAGGGAGGTCAGATCCTCCAGCGCCTCGGGCGTCAGGATGGCAGTCAAGTCACCGATCTTTTCGATCTCGGTGATGACCTCGCTGAAAAAGCCGGTGCGCTTGAACGATTCCTCAAGGCCATTGAGGATGTCGGTCACGTCTGTGTTGGCCTTGGCCTTCAAGACGCGGTCAGTCGGGTAAAAGTCCGAGTGAATGCCGCGCTTGTCGATGGCGCGCAGCTTGTACTGGCGCTCGGCACCAGGCGCCAGGTCTTGATGTGTCCATGCCGTCGCCACCGATGGCACGGTCTGCATCAGCTTGAACGGCTCGCTGTATGTGGGCGAGTTGGGGTCTGCCTCCTTGGCCCAGACCTCGACCGCGTTGATCTCGCTTGCGATGGCAGGATTGAGCTTCCAGCCCACCACGATGGACAAGAAGCCATTGGACGCGCTCATTGAGGCGAACGGGGGCTGCACGGCCTGGCCAGTCTCGGGGATGAGCACGCTCTTGAACCCCAGGGCCAGGACGGCGCTGGTGGCCCAGGTCGAGGCAGAGCCCTTGAAATTGAGCGAGCGCACGCGCACCACATACTCGCCGGCGGGCAGACCATCGAACGAATGCGAGGGAATGCCGGTGACGCGGTTGCGCACGGGGTTGCCCGAGCTTGGCAGCAGTTCAACGTCCCAGCGCGTCACGCCTGCCTGCTTCGGCCAGGACATTTCGATGTTGCCGATGTAGGTGTCCTGGTCGCGGCTGGCATTGACAACCTCGACCTCCAGGCCGTCTGGTGCGGCCGGCACTTCGTTGCTCAGACCAGGGTTGCCGATGAAGCCCGGGTCATCCTCGAGCAGATCAAGGTTGTCGGCATAGGAGTATTTGCGCTCGTCATATTCCAGCGCTGTGATGCTGACAATGCGGCCACCCTCGTTGCCGTTATCACCCGCGTCTTCGGCAACTGTCAGCACGCGGTAGAGGCGATCCTTGGCGTCGCCAGAAGCAGAGATCACCCATGTGGCGCCGACGATTGGCGCGGACGCGCCGGTCGGGAGGGCTTCATTCAGACGCACCTGGTCGCCGGCGGTACCGTTGACCCACTGGCATGTGCCGGTGAACAGGCCGCCCGGCAGCATGATGTTGATCTTGTTGCTGTCGGTGCTAATGGCAACGGGCGCATCCAGCGTCAGGATGGTGCGGCGGTCTGTGTCCCCCACCGCTGCGGGGGTGATCTTCTTGATTCGACCACCCAGGCGCTTGCCGTAGCGCAGGTTGTCGCGCAGCTTGATGACCATGCCCGGGCTGACGGCAACGCCCTCAATACCCGTCGAGAACGTGACGGTCTCGGTCAGCAGGCGCTCAGACGCCAGGATTGCGCGGCCAAAGCGGTGGGCCTGGCCACGGGATGTGCAACCGTAGGCGGCAACCTCGGTCTCGATAATCCCGTACTTCCTGATGCCTTCGGCATCCTCGACGTACTCGACCTTTTGACGGCCAAAGTCATTGAGGTCATTCCATGTCACCAGGGCAACGGTATGACGCGCGCTGATGGACGAACCCTGATAGCTGAACTTGCCATTGATGACATTGGAGTTCGTGAACAGGTACTCGGGCAGCGCGGGCCGGTCTTGCACGGGCACGATCGAACCAGATGCCATGTAGGCCATGCCAGAGAAGGCGCTGGCCATGTTCTTGACCAGCTCGTATGCCTGCACCCGGGCCTGCACGTAGCAGTTCAGGGTGTAGCGTGGCTCCATGCCGCCTCGGCCGTCGCTGACCAGCTCGTCGCAATACTTGCCAATCGTGTAGAGCGTCCACTTATCGACGCTGCCCTTGGGGATTTCACGACCCAGGCCGTAGCGCTCATTGGTCAGAAGGTCATAGAAGCACCAGGCGGGGTTGTCTGTCCAGGCGATCTTGAATGAACCGTCCCAAGAACCGGCGTAGCTGCGTGTGGCGGGCGTGTAGTTGCTCGGTACGCGCACGCGCATGAGCTTCATGTCGTAGGCGCGATTGGGGATAGCGTCAAATGCCTCTGCATCAACGGTCAGGCCAACGATGGCGCTGTTTGCGTAGTTCAGCTTCGACTCAACGATCTCGGTATAGGAGCTGAAAATCGTCTTGTTGTTGACCGTGGCCTTGTCGGAATCGGGCGATAGGCGAACCATGCGGAACTGCCAAGGCGCCGAGCCCTGCAGGGGGAAGCGGTATTCGCGTTCGTAGGCAGCCGTGGTCTTGCCGACAATGCGGTCTTCGCCCACGGTAATCCAGACACCGCTGTTTGCGCTCTCCATCTGGAAGCGCATGCTTACTTCTGCGCCGTTCAGGTTGCCGTTGCCCGTGTCCTGGGTGGTCAGGGATGGGATGCGCAACTTCACCCGGATCGCATTCAGGTTCTCGTTGGTGATCGAGCGAGTCACCGGACGGTTGGCCAGCACCTCGACATTCACGCTCACTTCATTTTCGACAGCGCTAAAGCCAGGCATGTGCGCCTGGCCAAGAGTGCCGTTGCGAAACTCGACGGCAGCGTCAAAGTTCCTTGAGCCGTCCTTGTTCTCCAGGGGTGTCTCGTTCAGGTAGATGGAGCGGGCGCCATCGACCAGACCTTCGATCTCGCCCTCGGAAACGAGGTCGAGCACGCGGGCAAAGGACTTGGAGCGCAGGGTGTTGTCTGCCTCAACTGCGCCGCCTCCACCGCCCGCACCCTTCTTTCGACCGGTGATGACCGGCCAGGGCATATTGTGTTTCATGCTGTTCTTCTTCTAGTTATTTCGGCACGCGAACAAGGATGGTTCCGTCTGACGAATAGCGCGATGCGCCGGAGTCTTCGCTGGTGTAGCGCTCAACCGCGATGGAAATCATTGATCCCTCGCTGGTGGCCAGGTAGTCCATGACCGCCGGTGTCATCCAGGCAGAGTGCTGGGGAGAAAAGACCACGCCCTTACCGTTCTGGGCCGACCAGACCCCCTGCGTCTTGCCCTGGGTGATCCGGGCGTCATTGATCGTGGGGTCAGTGGTGTCGCGCACGGCGCGCAAATTCAGTGCATTCTCGAAATACGACGAGCTGCGGCCGTCTGCCATCGAGTCAAAGGCGGTGCCCCTCCACTTCGCCGGATCTGCACCGTCTGCCCTGATGCCGGCGTCGGTCGTGCTCAGGCACATGACCGCGGCGTTTGAGCTCGGCCCGAAGCGGCGGCGACCCAGGTACACCGTGCGCTTGGCGCCGGCGCTGTCGGTCAGGGAGAAGTTCCCGAAGGAAATCAGGCCTTGGCGAAATGCATACGCCGGCTCTTCGGTGCGGGTGCGCGCCAGCTTGGTGCCATTGCCTGCAAACCAGCCGATCACGCGCACTCCAGACTCGGTCTCGCCCGTGAAGTCCAGGAAGAGGTTGCCGCCGAACTCGGTGTCGATCACCGCCTGGGTAGTCTCTTCGGACTTGGTCAGCAGCTCGTTGACGGACAGGCCGGCAGAAATGACGGCAGAGCCCGTAATCATTCGCCCGTAGCCAAATGGGACGGGATGGCCCTGGGCCTGTACATTGACTGCTCCATTGAAGATGAAGCTGGTGGAGTCGCTTTTCTCCTGGCCGCTGCTGATACCGGTGGTCGGTGTCAGCAGCTGCACCACGCCGCCCAGCGCCATGGCCATGCCCATGCTGTACGCTGCAGCAGAAATGCCCGTCGCTGCGGTTGCGGCGGTTCCAGCTGCGGCGTTTGCTGCAACAGCTGCGCCAGGCATGTAGAAGGACGCCACCACCAGGGCCGCGCCCAGAATGATCTGCCCAATCCCGCCCTTCTTGGCACCCTGCAGCACAGGGGTCAGAAAGATCGAGCCGGACACGGGCATGCCGAGCTCGCTCTCGGCAATCTGGATCTCGTCGCGCTTTTTGCCGCAGCTGAGCGTGTAGCCATAGCCTTTCTCGCCCAGGTCGCGCAGCGTCGCAATGAAGCCGCTGTGGTTCGCCTCCATTGCGCGCAGTGCCTCGGAGGGCGTGTCCACGTCAAACGTGTGCGAACGACCGTACTGCTTTGCAAGGGGGCCGTACAGACGGAGCTCACGCATCATGCTTGACCCCCTTGTGGCGCATCACATGGGTGGTATGGCGACGCCAGTAGCCGCCATAAACGTCTTTGCTGCTCAAGCGCCCGTAGAGGTGGTGGCCAATGAGGTCGTCACCGACAACAACGGCGGCATGGTTGGGCACATCGGACAGAACCTGCATCAGCAGCACATCCCCGATGCGCAGCGCCTCGGTGTCTTGGACGCGCTCAAAGCCCCACTTCTTGTAGTTGTCCAGGTACAGGTTCTGGCCCTTGGCCCACCACTCGTCCTCACGCACGGGGGTATCGAGCTTGATGCCGTGGGTCTGCCAGTACCATGCCTGCACGAAGCCGAAGCAGTCGAAGCTGCCATGGTGGAACTCCCGCTGGTACAGCGGACGGTTCTCAAAGTCGGGCTGTGTGTAGCTCCAGCGGCCCGCCGGCCAGCTGAGAATCACCCAGGGCAGGCCGGAGCGCTGGCACGACGCCAGGTCGAAATCGCTGGGCAAATGGATGTAGTTGGGGTGCGAGTGAAACACCCCCACCAGCTCGCCCATGTCTTCGGCAGCCCGGTAGTCGGTGTCGGAGATGGCGAAATAGTCCCCGGGCTTGTCGGAGATATTTGCGCAGGGCACGTACTTGATGCCGCCGGCGGCGCGCACCAGCAGACCACATGCCTCCTTGGGAAACTCGCGCTGAGCGTGCTCCTGCATTGCCTGCTGCAGCGCAGGCGTCATTTCTTCTTCTAGTTCTTGCATTTCACACTCGCATCAGGCCGGCGGCAGGGAAGCCGCCGAACGGGAGCACAGCACTGCCAAAGCGCAGCTTGCAGCTCCTGAGCCGCTTGCCACACTGGTCTTGTGCCTCTTCGGTAACAGGGTTGTCGTGAATGTCGGCACAGGGGCCGCCCGTGTAGCCGCAGTCAGCACCGCGGTATGCCCAGGGGCATGCGTTCTGAATGATCTGGCGACGCGGCAGCATCACGTTGGTCATTTCCAGGGACGAGCGCAGCTCAAACTCAACGACCGCGTCGTCCTCGGACTTCTTCTGGTCGATGAAATACACGTCGCTGGGCAGCTCGACCGTGGGGTCTGCCGTGGGGTTGCCGCCCTTGAAATTGACGGCATCGAGATAGCGGGCCGTCGTGCGGCGGCGCACCACCTTCGCGCCAACAATGTCGCGCTCCAGCAGCAGCGCACTGATGACGCCTTCAATGTTGGCCAGGCGCATCTTCGGCCTGGGCAGGCTGCCGTTGGTGGTCTGCTCAAAGCCCTCGATCAGCACGGGAAAGGGCGTGTATTGCCGGCCGCCCCACACGAGGGGGCCGAAGTATTCATTGACGCCAGCATGGAAGTAGTGCACCTCGTCATCCAGGTGCAGCTCGTACATCGAGACAATGGCGCTCGGCTCAAGTGACTGCAGCTCTGCAGCCAGGGCAAGATTCAGCGTTGCCATGTCTTAAACCTCGGGCAGCTGCTCAAAGGTGCCCGAGAGCGCGGAGATCGTGCCGTGATCGCGCGCACGTTTCCACGAGCGGCACAGGTAGACGCCGCTGACCTCATCGGGATTCACCCAGATGAAGCCCTTGTAGCCTCCGTGCTCTCGCAGGAAGTCGTCAATCGCTTTGATCTCGGCCCGGGTGCCTGTGAATTTCAACTCCCAGGCTTCAAGGATCGGTGTAATGCTGTTTGGTGCGCGCTGTTCGTAACCGTCGCCCATCTTGGCGCTGCTTACGGATGGCTCAACGTTCAAGGACAGCGATGCGTCGGGGAACCACCCAAATGTTTTTCTTGTTGTCATGGGGAATCCAGTGGCTTGTTTGCCACTGGATTCTAAGTCAGCACTGACTTAGCATCAAGACGCCAGGATACCCCCTTGACGCTTTTGGTTCATCAATTCCTCGCGCACAACGTCCTTGACGCGGTTTGCCAGGCCACGGGCGAATGCGTCATTGGTGCCGCCTGCCGAGCTACCGGTGGTCGATTCCTTGCCGCTGTCGTTGATCGTGATGTGGATGTTGTTGACGATGCCCTGGCCACCGCCCGACATGGTTACGGGGATACTGCGACCGTCAGGCAGCGGCACGTAGGCTTCGGAGTATTTGCCCTCACCGTACAGCGCCAGCTGTGGCGAATCAGCAATCCCGCCCTTGGCGTACTTGCGCAGAGGCACCGAGCCCAGCTCGGTCATGATGCCGCCATCGGCAAATGGTGTCGTTGGCAGCTTGAGGCCCAGGCCGGAGCTTCCGCTGCCCAGCGAGTAGTCCACCTTTGAGCCGCTGCCCAGCGGGCCGGTACCGGCGCCACCGCTCATCCAGCTACCAACGGCGCTCATGCCCATTTGGATCAGCACCGAGAATGCCTTGTTGGTATACAGGCGCGCCAGATCCTTCAAGATGGACGACACCATGTCCTTGATGCTCGACTTGCCCGTGGTTGCGAACTCAAGGAATGCGTCGGACGCGGTCTGTGCCCAGCCTGCTGTGGACTGTTCGAGGTTGTCAGAGAAGTGCCCCCACTCTTCTGCCAGCTTTTGCAGCGGAGGCTTGACCTGATCGACCATGGCCAGGGCGCGGGCACGGTTGTTCTTAAAGATGGCGTCCTGCAGTGCCGCCAGCTGATTTGCAGCTGCACCCTCGGCTGCCACGCGGTCATACAGGTTTTGCATTTCACGCGCGTGGGCATCGTTCTCGCCTGTGATGCGCTCCTGGCGTTGAATGCGTGTCTCATTGGTCAGGCGCCCGGACAGCTGCTGAGTTTCTGAGACCAGGTTGCGCATGGCGTTGGCAATATCAATCGTTGCTGCCTGGCTCTTGATGTTCGCAACCACATCGGCGAACGTCTGGCCTGTCTTCTTGGCATATGCCTCGTACAGGTCAGCGTGCGCCAGCAGCTGCTTGGCTACCGAGTTCATGCGCTGGGTGCTGGTGCTCACGCCCATGGGGTCGGAGATAACCTCCATGGCCTGCTCAAACTCTGGCGCCAGGGACTCGATGTAACGCGCAGCGTGCTCGGCCTTGCGTGCCATGGTCTGGGCATCCTTAATGTCCTGCTCCTTGGCGGCGTTGGCCTTGATCTGCTCGATCAGCCCATCCAGCATGGAGCGAGTGACCTTGTCCTTCTTGAAGGCGCCTTCCTTGAACTTCGTTTCCAGGTCGTTGATAACGTCAGCGACAGAAATGCCCTTCTTGCCTGTCTCGAGTACGTTGTCCAGTTCTTCGTCCAGGCGCAGCCGGTCGCCCTTCACATCGGACACGAGCTTTTCCCAGGCAGAAACGGCGGGCCCATTGCCCTTTTTCTTGCCGGCCTTGTCGTCAGCGAGTGTCTCGGGCAGGATCGTGGCGCTCATTTGGTCGCGCAGCTCGCGTGCCTGGGCGCCCAGCTTCTTGACCTCGTCCAGCTTCGCCTGCAGGTTCACCGCGTCCTGGCCGGTTGACTTCTGCAGCTGTGCTGTCAGGGTGTCTTCCTGCTTTTTCCAGTGCTCTGCCTGCTGCGCATACCCCTCGGAAGAGATTTTGTAGCGCTGCTCGGTGAACTTCTTGAGCGCGGCCGCCTGCTCTTTGCTGCCGTCCTTGAACTTCTTGCGCTCTGCCTCGGCAGCCTGGTCAACGGCATCAATGCGCTTTTTCGTGCTCAGCTGCATTTCGTTGACGAACTGATCTGCCTGCTCGCGCATGTAGAAAGCAACCTCGTCACCGGCCTTATCGCGCGAGATATTGGCGACCATCTGGTTGTAAACCTTCATGGCCCTGTTCAGCTCGGCGGTCTTCTGCTCGATGACTGCCTTTTCATCCCCGAGCTGCTTCTTGTCCTTGTTGAGGGTGATGGACTGGCCGCTCGCGGGATCGTAGATTTCGACCTTGTCGCTCTTGAGCTCTTCGAGTTCCTTTTTCAGGCGATCGACCTGCTCACCCTGGGCGTCACGCTCAGAGGCAGTCGAATGGCCGTCAGCGGCACGGCGCTGGGCCTGGGCAGCCGCCTCGGCGGCACGCTTCACGTCGTACCACTTCGCAACCAGCAGCCCAATGGCGGTGATCGCCACCCCCACCCAGCCGCCCATGGCATTGAGTACAGACCCGAATGCGTTGCCGGCAACCGTTGCCGCCTTCATGGCGAAAGTCTGGGCGTTCAGGGCGATGATGCTGCGGCCGAGTGCCGCGGTCTTTGCGGCAGTAGCCCTCTCAGCACGCTGAATCGTGTTCACCAGGGCGCCAACGGTTCGGTCGTTGGTGTTCATCACCTGGGTCTGCTGCACGATCGTCTGGCTGAGCTTGCCGGCCTCCAGGCGCATCTTGTCGATCTCTCTGGATGCATTGCTCAGCTGGCCGATCTGGCGATTGATCGAGTTGACCTGCTTCTTGCTTGTCGCGTCTGCCAGCGATGCCTGCAGATTGGCCATGCGTGTATCGTGCGCAAGAATCGTCGCACGCATTTGCGAGTACGAGTCCATGCGCTGCTGCTGCAGCTGATTGATCGTGGCGTTCTCGTTGCGCACCACTGCGATCTTCTCGACGGCGGCGCGCTTCGATTCAGCAATCTCATTGAGCGTCGCATTGGCGGCATCACGGGCACGGGCAACATTCATCTTGCCGTTGTCGGCAATAGTCCTCGTGGACTCGGCAGCTGCCTGCGACAACTCCTTGAACTTGCTGCCGACAGCGCCCACGGCACCGCCCACCAGCGAGGTCTGTACCTTGTATGCCGCCCAGGCAAGTGCGGCGATCTTGATGTACTCGGCGTTGTCGTAAATGACCTTGCCCAGATCCTTCATCACGCCGATGGCTTCGCCCAGGCCACTGCCAAAATTGCGGCCAAACTCCCGGAATTCCGGGCTGGCCAGCATTGTCGTGAGCTCCTTGACCGCGGACTTCATGGCATCGCCAAATCCAGAGTCGGCAATGTCCTTGCTTGCCAGCATCCACTGCGTCTTGAGCTGCGCTGTCATGCCGACCCAGGTGGTCATCATTTCAGCTGCGGCGCCGTCGTTTTGGACTTTCAGCTCGCGCATCATCGCGGCGATGGCAGTCTTGGCAACCAGCGTGCCCTTGGAGACCGCCTTAGTCAGCTCTGCCATGGACATGCCGAGACCCGTGGCCATGGCCTGCATGGCATTCGGAATCGCTTCACCGAGCTGCTGGCGCAGTTCTTCCATCGAGACCACGCCCTTGCCCGCCATCTGGGAGATAGCCACGGATGCGCGCTTGAGCACTTCTGAGGTGCCCCCGAACCGGGCTACAGAGTCCACCAGGGTTTGAAGCGAGCCATTGGTCGGGTCGATGCCGGCGGTCTTGAGCTTCACGAATGAGTCAGACAGGGCAGAAATCTCAAATGGCGCACTCTTGGCCATCTGGGTGATGAAGTTGAAGTCCCGGATGCCCTCGGCTGCCTTGGCCATCTTCTCTGTCTCTTTGGACAGACCAGCCATCAGCGCCTGCATGCGCTCCAACTCGCCCGCGTTCTTCATGATGTGCATCGGCAGGCGGCCGAATGCGTCATACAGGTTCAGCAGGGCAAAACGCATCGTTCCAGTGACCAGTACGAAGTCACGGAAGCGATGCGTTACGGATTTGATTGAGGTCTCAGCCTTCTTTGCAGCCGGTGATACCTGCTCAAACTCGCCCTTCATCTTTTTGAGCGAGTCAGTTACCTTTTGGGCGATGACCTTGTAGCCGTCATCATCCAGCTCAAGACGAATCTTGATGTCGGAATCTCCCATGACCTATCCTTGTTTTTCTTGTTATGTCGGACGGGCCACGGGAGCTAAGCTGGCCTAGATCATCATGGCCCGCAGTCGGGCAGAAGCGTCATGGTCGCGTTGGCTGTTGGCCATGATTACTGCCTTGGTAGAGCGCTTTACAGGCTCTGGTGCCTGTTCTTGCAGCCTTTCGGCAAGCGTCTTTGCAGACTCAGAGGACTGCGATGCAGAGAAGACCTGCAGATCCAGGAATGACCGGGCTGCACTGATGCGCTGGGTGAAGCCGGCCAGCTTCCAGAACGCGCGCATGGGCATGGCCATGGTGTTCTGGTAGGAGTGACCATAGGTGGCCATCACTTGCGCCAGCATGAAGCCCAGATCAATCGACTCGATCAGGTCTTCCGTGCCACTCAGTCCTTTTTTTTATCGGCGTCGGGCGATTTCAGGACTTCCTCATCCATGTCGCCACGGATGAAGCGCAGGATCGCGCTCATGGCGGGCAGCTGCAGGGAGCGCAGGTCTGCCTCGGGGAATTCGGGGATCGACTCCAGGATGTTCTTGATGGCCAGTTCAACCTGGGCGGACACAGCTTCGGGCTGCTTTTCCTTTGCGCCGCCCTGGGCTTCCAGATCCTCGGCGGCTTTCAGGTTGTCAATGAAGGCTTGAACGGACAGTTCCTTGACTTCGTAGTCGGTGCCCTTGAAGCGCAGCACGCGCTTGACTGTGGCGAATTCGTCAATGTTCAGGATTTTCGGTGCAGACATTTTTTTCTTCTTATTGAGCTGCTGGGCGGCACCCGGCTGGGGCCGCCCATGGGGTCACTGGTTATGCGCCAGCGGTTGCGGCCATGTCGCCCAGGGCGAACAGCTTGCCGTCATTGGTGGGGTAGCCGGTGAAGTTGGCGTTGAACACACGCTCACTGTCGATCTGGTAGGCGAAGGACAGCTCACCGGGAGCGGCAGCGCGGTAGATGGTGAAGTCTTCCGATGTGTCGCTGTCGGGCTTGTTGATGGGGTGCAGGCGCAGTTCGCCGGCGAAATCCAGCAAGTCCAGGCCGGCGCCAGTCTGCACGTCCAGGCGCATCTTGGTCGGGGCAATGCCGCCGGCCAGGGTCGCACCAGATGCGGTTGCCTTGGAGCTGGTCGAGGACAGCTCGACAGCATTCGCTTCGGAGCCGTAGTCAATGGCGGTGATGACCACCTTGGTAGTGCCTTCGCGCACCGACTGCACGCCGCCGTAGGTGCCGGCCGCGCCGGAGCGGTTGATCGCGGTCACGGTCTTGTTCAGCGTTTCGGTCAGGTCGGCGCCGATGTTGATCTGGTTGACGGATGCGACAGGGGTATTTGCCGCCACGAACGTGAACGTCTGGCCGCCCAGCTTGAAGGTATCTGCGGGTGCAGGCTGGCCGGTGAACGTCAGAGTGCCAGTTGCGCGCTTGCCATCGGTCACGATGGTGGAGCCAGGCATCAGGGCACCCATGTTTTCAATGGTCGATTCGGCCATGGGCACTGTTGCGGTCACGGTACGGCCCTGCACCAGTTCCTTGATGGGGGTCTTACCGTATTGGTCAACCTCCACCTTGTAGGTTTCGGTGGACACCGAAACCTCAACGCCGCCCTTGGTCAAGCCCAGGTCACGGCCCTTGAAGTAGCCGCGGCAAACGCCCAGCTTCACGTTTTCGGTCTTAGAAGCCATTGCTCTATTTCCCTCTATTCTTATTCTTATGGGTAAGTCAGGACTGACTTAGCTATGTATTCTAAGCAGAGTCAGTCGGTGTGGCAACACCCTCTATGGGGCGATGTAGTTGAGCTCGACTTCCATTTCAAACTCGTTGAAACCTCCGTCAGAGCTTTTGTAGGGGGTCGGTTCATTGACCACCCGGATGCCCCGCAGCAGTACGGACGTGCCGGCGCCGAGCAATTCGTCCAGGTGCTTGCCACTGATGACACGCTCCAAGCTGTCGGTCGCAAGACGCTCCAGCTGCCTTGCCAGGCGATAGCCACGCGAGTACGGCGCAGAGCGCACCACCATTCGCAGGCCACCGAAGCGCAGCAGCGGGATGTACGGGTCGATCGGCGTCCCCTCGGGGTACGAGTCCATCAGCAGCACCCCGTGCTTGCACTGCAGGGGCATTTCGTTGATGAACACCTGGCCAAGGTCGAGGTCTGGGTGCGCGCGCGCGATCTCCATCAGGAAATCTGCCACAAGTTCCATCTTCATCGGGTTTTCCTCTTGCGGGTTCTGCTACGCGCCGTCTGGGTTGCGGGGCGGTATGCATTCTTGAGCTGTACGAATGCCGCTGGCTTGCCGCGGGCGACTGCTTGCAGCTCTTCTTTCAGTAGCAAGGTTCCCTCACGGACAGCACGCGCAAAGAACTTCCGGCCGACCTTGTTACCGGCCATGGCCTTCTTGCGTGAACCAGGGCCGAGGTTGTACTTGCCCTGCTCCATCAGCTTCGCGTACTCGCTCAGCGAGCCACTGCGCTTGCCGACGCGCTTCGCGTCACCGTCGATATAGACCAGGTAGGCGTTGCGCCTGCGCGCGTCCTTGAGCGTCACATATTCGATGTTCTTCTCCAGCACGCCGGTCTTGACCGGGGCGTAGCTGCGCGCCAGGTCGCGGATCATCTGGGCACGGCGACGCATTACGTCACTCATGCCCTTCATGGCCTTCTCGCCAGTCTGGGTGATCCTTGACTCAATGCTGCGCACATCGAAGTCGATCTTCATCCCCATTGCTCAGGCACCTTCTGATCGCACGTCAGTTCATAGTGGTCAAGAATGCCGCGCACGTTGAAGCGCGGCTCCCGGCCGATGACGCGAACCTTTGTTTCCAGCATGCCGATCACATCGTCAATGCGTACAACGCTCAGCGGCGGCACCAGGATGCGGATCTCGGCAACCTCTTCCTCGGCATGGCCACGGGTGCCCGACGAGTCGGTACGCACCGTGGTTGCCATGGATTTGAAGCGCAGGCGCACCGGGGCGCACCTCTCCTTGACGGGACGCTCGGCATAGATCGGTTCAGAGTAAGCACTAACGCCCAACTTCTTGAACACGTCAATTCGCATGGTCGTGTACAGGAGTGATGCCATGGTCAGCCCCTGTTCAACCGAACGGAAAAGTCCAGCCAGCGACCCAGCGCCTGCGTTGCCTTCTTCGACGCAACACCCAGCGAAGACTCCAGCGTCTTTGCGGCGCCAAAGAACTGGCTCGACTCGCCCACGGTCATCGAGATCAGGCCATCCCGACGTGCCTGGCGAACAGGATCGTCCGTGATTGCCTCTGCCGCCTCGTAAATCTGGGCGCGAATCATCGCCGCCAGAAAGTCGGGGTCGAGGGCTGCAACCTCTGCGCGTTGCTCGGGCGTAATGGACGCCAGACGCTTGCCATGGTGCTTGCATTGGGCGCGCACCACCAGCGGCAGGGACATGATGGCAAGGAACGCATCGCTCATCGCCACATTGCGCTCATGCCGATCCATGGCGAGCAGGTCTCCTGTGACCTGGATCGGGTAGTCGAGCATTTCCATCTGCATCGCGTCGTCAGCAAGGATGCCCGTCACCCAGGGCTTCATCATGCTGCCGCTGATCGAAACCAGCTGCCGGGTGTTGTGCAGGTTGCCAGAAACGTCTTCGATGGACACAACCAGCGCAATGCCCTCGCTTTTACCGCTTTCGGGCTGGCGCAGCGAGGTCAGTGTTCCGTCGAGAATGACGAGCAGGCTATCTACGGCGGCAGTTGGGTCATACGGGGTTGAGGTGCTGTCGTCTTGGTCTTCGCGGTCGATGGTCAAGACATGGCGGTCAACCGTGGCATCAAGCTCACGCTCGCGCACCAGGACGGCCCCATCCAGGCCGACCACAGACACCATTACGGCCGTTGGCAGGACACGGGCGCCATTGGTGTCAACGATGGGCACCTGCACGCCCAGGCGTGCCCCAGGATCGGTACGGATTGGGGCCATGGCTTAGTTCTGCGCGGCCAGGATGCCGGTGATCAGATCCGTGATCGACTTGCCGCTCACGCCCAGAGGTGCGGCAATTTCACGCACGCCCTTGATGCCGCTCTTGTCGGCCACTGCCTCCAGTGCATCGCGCGTCCAGGCCTCGCCGGCGGCAGGCTTCTCGTCCACAGTCACCAGGGGCTCCGGCGCGGGCGCGGCGGCAGCGCTCTTGAGCGTCACAACGGCGGGCTCGTTGGTGTCGGTGATCTCGTCGCCATGCTGTTCGACGCGCAGCAGAGCCTGCATGCGCTTGAACTCAATATCGCTGACGGGACTTGCAGAAATGCCGTCCTTGAAAGCGATGATGCCGAAGTAGCCCGAGAAGCCTTCGTAGCCAGCTTCTGTGATTTTCAGGTGTTTCATTCTTGGTTCCTAAACAAAAAAGACGGGGCCGAGGTTCCACCACAGCTCCCGCCTTGCAAATAAGTCAGTCAGAACTGACTTATATCACGCTTACACGTTGGTCACACCAGCCAGGCGAGCCAGCGACTTGGTGGATTTCAGTGCCAGGCCGCAGTACCACTTCAAGCGGGTGCGGATCGCATCCTTGTTCTGCACGGTGCCGATGGTTTCCACGCGAATACCGGCAGAGGCACCGCCGTACAGGCCGTGCAGACCATCCAGCTCGTTCGCACGCACGGCGTACACCGAGCAGGTCGAGCTGTTGGAGCCCATCAGTTCATCACCGGGCATGAAGTCGTTGATGATGATGGGGCAGCCGTTGTGCGCCAGCACGGGCACGTCGAAGTTGGGATGCTGGATCATCGCGCCGGTGTTGCCGCCGGCAGCACGCAGCTGGGCCACGTAGGCACGACGGGTGCCGGAGCGCATCATCAGGAAGTCGGGGCCGCCGTTGGGCACGGAGTCCACCAGGTGATCCAGTGCGCTCAGGGTCAGCGCACCGCCATCCACGCCTGCCTCGATGGTCTGCTCGGCAGTGACCAGGGCTTTCAGGCCGTCGAATTCCTTTTCGTTCACGGACGAATCGCCGTTGACCACCGACTTCTGGAAGGCACGGGCCATCGACTTGGCTTTCAGTGCGATCTGCACGCCCAGCTGGTCTTCGGTGTCGGACATGGTTTCGGCCATGAACTTGTCCACGTCCACGTCACCGATCAGGATGCGCAGCTTGGTGGTGACTTCCTTGAAGGTCGAAGCGTTTTCGGGCACCACTTCGTTCACGTCCAGGTAATCCACCGTTGCCAGCGTACCCTCGCGCTTGTACAGGTATGCCTTGCCGCTCACCTTGGTGAAGGGCAGCATGTTGTACATCTCGTTCGTGGTGAAAATTTCTTCCACGATGCCCTGGACAACTTGATCCTGGGACAGCTTTTCAGCTTCTACTTTCAGCAGAGGCATGTTTTCTCCGTTCTTCTTCTTGTTATAGGAGTGAGTAAGTTCTGACTTACTTATTTTATGAACACAGTTGCCATTTTGCAAGCGGCCAGATGCAAATACTGACCGCCATGCAAATTAAGCAGCTGCCGCGGCCATGCGCAGGCCGGCACTAATGCGCTCGGCGGGTGTCATGGCGCGCTTTGTCGCCTCTGCCGCGATGCCCTTGCGGGCCGCGAGGGACGTATTGGCAGGGGCACTGCCGGCGCCAGGCTTTGCGTTGGAGCGCAGCATCTGGTCGCGTTCGGGGTCAGGGTCGGCCTTGACCAGCTGAATCAGAGCATCGTTGAAGGACAGGGGCTCGCCGCTGGAGTCAACCAGCTGCGTGCGTTCGGCGCTGCCACGGGGCTTGTCAAAGCCAACAACCTTGCCGTCGACAAAGTCGAAGTGCTCGCCGTAGACCTTGCGTGCCTTTGCGCGGGTCATCAGCAGCATTTCGCCAATCACGGGGGACGTGGCGAAGGCGTTGCCCACGGTCAGCTCACTGATCTGCTGCTGCAGACTGCCGATTTCGCTACGCAGTGTTTCGCGCTCAGAAACCGTGGATTCCATTTCTTCCTTGTGACGCTGCGCCATTTGCTGCGTCAGGCGGTCGTACTCGCCACGGGCTTCCAGCTGCTTGCGCTCCAGCTCAGCCTGCTCGGCCTTCCATGCCTTGTAGGCTTCCACGTCAACGCCGTCAAACTGCGCCAACTTGCCCTGCAGTTCGGAGATCTGGCCCTGCAGCTGATTGGCGCGGCCCTTGTGCTTCATCACATCGCGCAGCAGGCCGGCTTCGGAGTCGGTCGGCTTTTTGGATCCATCGCCCTCTTCGGCGGTCTTGGTGCCGGCGGGGTCATCGCCTTCGCCATCACCTTCGTCCGATTCGGCCTTGCCCGGGGTGTTGCCCTCTTGGGCAGCGGCACCCGTGCCACCGGTATCAGAGCCGCCCTCACCGGCAGCATCCATCAGCTTGTGCAGCTTGAGCAGTTTTTGCAAACGCAGATTCATGTTCTTCTTCCTCGGCCAGTCTCTCGGCCTGATGTTGGTGATTCGGGGCCAGTCTCTCGGCCCCTGCTAAGGTCAGGAGGCAACCATTTCCTTGGCTGTCTTCTGGGTCGCGGCAGCCCTCACGGGGTCGCCGCCTTTGTTCGCGTTGCTGTCGCCGCCCTTCTCCGTACCAGGCAGCGATCCGGTGGCCTTGGCCATCTTCTGCGCCTGCTCGATTGGGTCGGGCGGCCACTTCTTGATCGCTGCCTCGATCACCTTGCGGTCGGACTTGCTCATTGCAGGGAAGAGCTTTTCGACCACCTGGAGCATTTGCTTGCGACGCACCTCGTCAGGCGCGGCCAGCAGGGACAGGCGGGCACCGATCTCAAACTCGTCATACAGGCTGCGCGTGTCGAACTTCTTGGGATACGCCAGCAGCTCGGCAACATCGGCGGGCACGGTCTCTTGGCCCTTCCAAAGCATGACGAGAGCCAGGATTCGGATCTCAGTTTGTTCAAGCGATGCGGATTTCGCCGCCAGCAGCGAGTTAACGCGCTCAAAGTCGTAGGCTTTGGCAACGCCAGAGCTGTTATCGACACCACCGCCGTTGTCATCCTTGGTGCGCTCTGCACTCAGGCCAACGGAGTGGTAAATCTCATTGATGATCTTGCCGACCGCCGCCAGGATCATGCTTGCCTGGCGCGGGTCGGGACTGATGAATTCGGGCTTCTGGCCAGCCTCGCCGTTGTAGGTGAAGATGCGCTTCGTGCCGGCCTCAACCAGCTTTTGGTGCATGTCATCACCCGGCATCAGACCCTGGGCAGGCATGGTGAGCTGCGAGAAGGTCTGGTCTTGAATGATGGCGTCGAGGTTGCTCAGGTAGTTCGCGTTGGCGCGATCCAGGTAGGCAATGTCATCAATCAGACCCTGGGTCTCGTACAGCTCTTCGCTCAGTACGTGGTCTGCTTGCACGACTGGCACGACGCCAAGATCGTGCTTGCCCTGGGCCAGCATTGCGTAGCGTGATCGGCGCAGGTGACGACCGTAGCGCTCTTCCCCGATCAGGAACCACGAATCGCGCGTCCAAAGACGGAAGCGCTCAAGATATTTGCCCGTGGCATTCAGGGGGTCGGCGTCGTCGCGCACCATTTCCCGAAACAGAATCCAGTTCAGACGCCCCATTTCGTCATAGGACATATCGAGGGCATCTTGCGGCTTGACGATGTAGGCGTAGACGCGGGCGCCCTGCTTTTTCTCGTCGGCCTTGCTCACTGCCTCATCGTCTTGCGCTGTGAGTGTGCTGTCCACCACCACCCAGACACGGCCAAACTTGCTCGTGGAGTTGCTGATCCGGCGGGAGAAGTTGTCCATGTTCAGGCCGGAGAGCGTCGCATTCTTCCAGAACGCGGCAATTTCCTCGGGCGCATCTTCACTGCGGTGAATTGGCTGCTTGAACAGGTACTTGTCGATCAGGTCAACGACCTGGCGTGTGTGATTGAAGCGATACGCGCGCTTTACGCGGCCAGCGTATTCCTCGTCGCCTTCCTTGAGGTAACGAAAAATGTTGTCCTTGAACCATGCACGGCCGCCCTCATAGGTAGCTTCCAGGAAGTTCCAATGCGGGAGATTTTCGTTATAGAGGGGGTGCCGCCGATCAATCAGCGAGGTCAAGGTGTCGGTCATTGCGTTTGTTTTTATTGTTTTCGCAGATGCCATAGTAAGTCATTACTGACTTACAAGCAAGCAAAGAGCGGGGCACGGGCTGGGAACATCCCCAGGCGAGAAGGGAGGAAAGATCTAAAAACTTCCCGCCTACCCGTGCCCTGTCTCATGGCTTGCGGCGAGTATAACTCAGTTCTGACTTATACCGAAACACCCAAAATTTCCACCTTGCGCACAGGGAATTCGTACTCGATGCAGTAGCCGGCCGCGTCAGCCGCGTGTTCGACACCTGCAGTCTTGTCAACTTCGCGGCTGTGGGGCTTGTACAGCGTCTGCTCAAGCGCCTCGATCAGCTTCTTGCATCGTGGGTCAACGTACATGCGAACCGCACCGCTTGCGCTCTTGAGCATGCGGTTGACGGAATTCACGCGGTCAGCGACTGGCGGGTGCTTCTTACGGTATTTCTGGCGCTTGAACCCGCGCTCACGGAACACGTCCAGGTCAGACTCCCCGCGCTGGTGCCCACGGTACGCGCCGGCGGGGTCGGGATAGATCGTGATCTGGTTGATGAAACGCCAGTACCGGCGCTCGATCTCGTCGCACAGCTCTTCGGTGTTGGAGCTCGGCAAGCAGATTTCATCGACGGCCCACAGCTCCTTGGTGCGCGGCTGGTACTGGAACACCACGGAACTCATGGGGTCGATGTTGAAGTCCTGCCCGATCCACAATGGCAGGTCGGGGTTGAACGCCAGGCTCTTAACGTGCGTTTTTCGGTCGAATGCGTGATACACGCGGCCGCTCATGGTCTCGAATGACGCCTCAAACTCCTGCTTGAAGCTCTTTTCGTCCATGTCCTCACGAGCCGCCTGCAGTTCCTCCAACGGGATGAACGGCGAGGTGATCGTGGGGAACTGCCAGCTCATCCAGTCGCGCAGACCCTTCTTGCCCAGCGCGTAAAGCTCATGCAGGAAGTTGTACGCCTTGGGCGTGCCGATGAACAGGGCATGGCCGCCGGTGGATGCCAGCGTTGGGCGCAGCACCTTCTTCCAGGCCTCGGGGTCAATATCCTGCACCTCGTCCATGACAAGGTAATGGATCCCCACGCCGCGCAGCGAGTCGGGATTGTCCGCGCCCTTGAGCTCGATGCGCGTGCCATTGACCAACGTGATCGCCAGGATCGTTTCGTTGTACTTTTTGACCCACCCGCGCGGGATGGCCTCGACCAGCTCAGGCCACATGATCTGCTTGGCCATGCGGTAGGAAGGGGCGACGTACCAGACCAGGCGCTTTTTCTTGCGGGCGAACTTGATAAGGCTGGTCTTGGCCAGCTGGGTCTTGCCCCAGCGCCGGCCGGCGACCACCACCTTGAAGCGGTAAGGCGCGCTGTAGACCTCCATCTGCTTCTTGTGCAGAAAGAGCGTGTTTTCAGGAGGGCGGAACGACTCGCGGATCTCGTCGGTTGCTTCGGAGACCGCTGCTGCTACCGCCGTGGGCACGAGAAGGGTCATTCCAGACTCCCCAGCTCGTCCAGACCATCGGTCTCGCCCGCACCCATGTCGTCGGTTTCAGGAACTGCGTCGCGCAGCTGCTCGACTTCGCCCTGGGTCAGCTCGCGCACGGTCAAATCTGGCAGGTCGTCAATGTCCTCCATTGCCTCCATCTTTGGCACGTTCAGGAGGTCATAGGCTTCCTTGCGTGTGATGGCCAGCACCTCGGCAGCCATCTTGTAGACGGCCATCGACTTGCGCAGCGTCCCAACGTCCACGCCGGCGGCGCGGGACTTGTGAATGTCCTGAAACGCCATCTGTGCCAGCATCTGCGACATGCTGTAGTGGCGCTCTTTGACGGACTTAATGCGCTTGAGTGTTTCGTCCAGCTCGCTCCTGACGACCTCTTCGACCGCTTCTGCCACGGCCTTCGTCGCCGCGGTGCTGGCAACGTCCTCGACACTGGTGCCCTTGGAGATACCCATCTTGGCGAACAGGCGCGAGAAGGTCTCGGGGCGCTTGCCGAACTTCTTGGACAGATCAGCGAGGGTTACGGTGCCCGAAGTCCACAGTGCCGCTGCCTCTGCGCGCTGGCGGGGTGTCAGGTTGCCCCGAATCACCTTTTCCTTCTTGGTCTCTTCGCTCATGCGCCCACCCCTTGCGCATGGCCTTCACCCTCTTCCGTTTGGGCAAAAAAAAGGGCGGGTACTAAGCCCGCCTGTACTCCAAACTCGTCTGAGGTGTAGTGAGCGGAATTATAGCATCCAAATTCAGTCAGTTCTGACTTATTTTTTGGAATGCCGGTAGATGCATGGCTCATGTTTTCTTCTTCTTCTTGTTGGCCAGGGGCTCCGGGTCTGTGTCGGCCCGGGAACCTCAAAAACACCTTACCCCCCATCTAAAAGGTATTCAGAGAACCTTATTAATAGGGGAAACCGAAAAACCGCTAACAATTGTTAGCGCTATTCTTTTTATAGCAAAAATAGCTCCCGGCAGTGAATATTTTTCTTTTCAAAATCAACGGTTTACAGCAAATCGCTAACAATTGTTAGCGCTATCGTTTCTGTAGCGCTAACAATTGTTAGCGCTACTGTTTTGGTAGCACTAACAAACCTCAGTCCTCCAGTACGAACTCACCCGGCTCGACGGTGATTTCCGGCACTTCGTCTTCCAGTTCTGGGATGGGCACCGAGGCGGAAAGAGGACGAGGATCGTAGAAAGCCAGACCACCCGGAGCGAGCCCGAATGTCTGACGCATGCGGCCCCTTCGCTGGGCAACCCCCAATTTCACGATCAGCCCCTTGGTGGCCATGGCGCGGATCGTGAACTGCAGGGATGCCTTGCTGGCGGACTCGGTGAGATCAAGGATCTCGTCCAGGTCGGGATCGCCGCGCTCACGGATGAAGTCCATGATTTTTCGCTGCATGGCGGAAGGCGCCCTCTTCTTGACGGGCTTGCGTGCGACTGTCATTCGGCAAGCACCTCACCGCGCTGGATGCGCTCGAGTTCCTTCAACTGCTCTTTCAGCGCTTCGCGCTCGCTGGGCTTCAAGGGCGGCTCGTTGACGGGATACTGGCCAGCCCATGTCGGCACCCAGCCTTCCCAATTGCCACTAAGGGCGGCATCAGGCGCCTGCTCATCGAATGCCAGCAGAGGCATGACGTTCGGCAGCGGCTGGCTGGTGGGCGGGGCACTGAAAATCCAGTACACCGTAGCCGAATAGACCAGCTGCTGAATCTGGCGCACCACGTACTCGATGGCCAGCTCGTTCACGCGGGTCATGCCCAAGTCGCGCTTGTCGCCCGACTTCTCGACGGATGACCACTTGTAGTAGAACTCGCGCAGCTTGCGATCCATGACCGCGCGCTCGGCATCTGGAAGCCCACGCAGCTCGGCCAGAACCGCGACTATGTCGTAGCCTGGCGCCTTGAAGTAGGCGGCAAAGAAGACCAGGCCATCATTGAGCGCCGATGCCGTCTTGGGGCGGGTGAACTTCATGCCCGTCTTCACTGAGAAGGGGTTGAAGCGGCCCATTGAACTGCGGCTCTCAATGAATCGGATTTCGTAGCGGGCGCAGTACATGCGATAGGCCAGGTTTTTGAACCGGTAGGCGATGCCGGCACCGCGGTACATGGTGTCGAGCACGGTGCGGTTGTTCCAGGCTAGGTTGCGGTTGATCCAGGCCAGGCGCGTCTGGTTGACCAGGCGGTTATCACGCCCGTTCACGTTTGGGCGCAGGCGCGGGAATACGTCGTTGCGGCCGCCGTCCAATGGGCGAGGGTTCGCAATGACCGTAACGCCGACGAGCTGGGGAGCTTCGCCTGGAACGCGCAGCATGCAGCGCAGAAAACGAGAACCCGCAGCCAGCGTGTGTCCCTTGTAATGCAGCTCACTGAGAGCATGCCAGTCGTCAACAGTGCCCCATTCCACATAAAGGTGCTTCATCAGGCTCAGCGTGTGGGACTTGCCGGGACGCCGAGGCTGATAAAGGATCTCCACTTCCTGCTGCTCCAGCATGTCGGCAATTTTTTCTTGATAGCTTTTCATGCTGGCGCCTGATCAGATCGCGTTAGCGGCCACCAACTTGGACAGGATCTGGGCCTCCGTGGCATCACCGGTGTGCACCAGCTTGGCGGTGGACTCGCCACTGCCATTTGCACGCAGGGAAACGACAGATGGCGAGCCACGCAGGCCCAGGGCACGGGCATCGGCCAGGTTCTCCTGAATGTCCACCGTCACCATGGGCACAAGGTTCTCTTCGCAGACCTTTTCCAGAATGGGCTTGAGGCGCTTGCAGGGCGCGCAATTGGCGGCAGTGAAGCACACCACCCCGTCAAAGCCGCTCAAAACCAGTTCGCGGTATGTCATATTTTTATTGTTCAGGTTCATATCTAACTAAGTCAGTTGTGACTTACTTTTTATTTTAATTCAGCGCGACCGTGCTGGCTACTTGAGACTCGGCACGCACTCTTCGTACAGCCAGACGGCCAGGCCAATCACCGCCATGGTGATGAATTCAAAGACGCCGACCAGGAAGCAGGCAACCACGAAGGCCGCCAGCAGCAGCACGCCGACCAGGCCGACAGTGACAGCCAGCAGCAGCACAAAGATGGCAATTACGACTGCCAGGACGTTGTAGATCACATTCATAGATATTTCTCTTCGGGAAGGGGTCAGGAAAGGGCCGCGACGCGCTCTGCATCGCGGTTGAATACATCGACGGTCAGCTTTTCACGAAAGCGCTTGGTGATGCACAGATCAGGCGCCAGGTCATCGACCATGTCGGTGTGGGTTGTGGCCACCAGCAGCGTGGCACCGACCTGGCGGGCCATCTTTTGCATGGTGTAGGCGACGACCTTGGCGGCCGTGCGGTCAAGGATGGCCAGGAATTCGTCGGCAGCCCAGACTTGAGCGCCGGTCTCGATGGCCTTTGCCAGCCGGAAGCGGTAGCGCTGGCCGTCCGACAGCTCGGAGGGGCGACGGCAGTACAGGTAGGCGTCTTGAATGCCGGCCACGCCCAGCAGGCGAATGGCGTCCTTGGCATCTTTGCCAATTTGGTCGATCAGGGGCTCGTCGGTGAAGGAAATCGAGTCCAGGTTGATGACGGAGTCGCCGGCAGCGGCCATCTGGGCTTGCAGCTCGCGCAGCAGCACGGATTTGCCCCCGCCCGACTGGCCAGTGATGTAAACCACGTCGCCTTGGGCAATCTGCAGCTCTAGGTTGTCGAAAACGACGAATTCCTTGTCATCCAGACCGATGCCAAACGCTTCGGCAATGGTCAGCACACGGTCAGAGCGCTGGATGCGCGTCATAAAGCGCTTGTCGATCTTGTAGGTGCGTCGCACGGGGGCGTTCATGCTGTCTCCTTCTCGGTGAGCTCTTGAACCCATTTGCTGAACGCAGCCGCACCGGTCTCCCCGGTCGTCTTCTCTGCGATCGCCAGCATCTTTGCGATACCCCGGGCGGTGTCGGTGGGCACGTCCTTGAATCCGAAGGCGCGCGCAAGAGTGACGCGTGCCTCTGCAGCTGCAGCTGTACGCTTTGTCAGCTCTGCTTCCTGCTCCTGCAGCACGTCGTCCATGTCCTCCATGAACGCGCTGGTGTCGATGGCGCCCAGGTCGGCCGTGCCAAAGTCCAGCTCCTTGGCATCAAAGATGCCGCCCAGCAGCTCGGTGTTGAATTCAGCCAGGTCAGCGGTCAGCTTCTGGGTGTCCAGATCACCGATAGCCACGCGGTTGTCTGCGAGGCGGGCGGCCTTGACCTGGTCGGGGGTGAGGTCGTAGCGCACCAGCACCAGAACCTCGGTCATGCCGAGCTCCAGGCATGCCAGGCGACGGCCATGGCCCTTGATGATGACGCCGAACTGGTCAACAACGATCGGCTGGTCAAAGCCGAAGCGCTGGATCGACGCGGCAATTGCCTTTACCTGTGCCTTGTCGTGCTTTTTGGCATTCAGCTCATACGGAATGAGCGCGTGAATGTCCCATTTTTCAATCTTGCTATCCACTTTTCTTCTTCTTCTGTGGGTGATTACTTGACGCGGGCGAGGATGACTCCGGCACTCTTTGCGCCAAGGTAAGCCTTGACCGTGTCGATGGCTGCCGCGTGGTCGTCTGTCTTCACGTCGAACTTGGAGACCTTGCCGCTCTTGTCCTTGAAGTACACGCGCATGGTTACTCCAGCCCCAGGTTGGACTTCGCGGCGTTGGCCACCTCCACCAGGGCCATGCCGGCGGCAACCAGGCTGTCTTCTTCCTTGTCGAAGCCACGGGCAACGATGAGCTTCTTGATGAGCTTTTCGACCGCCTCGCGGTCTTGGACGGGCACCTTGAAGCGCATCAGCTCGGTCAGCTTGACCGGGCGCTCGGCGGGTGCAGGAGTCACGTCATCCAGCGGGTCAACGTCAGCATCGAAGCCGATCTTCGACAGGTCGATCTCGTCAACGGCCTTGAACATGCCGGCCAGCTCGTCCTCCGTGTACGGCAGCATGGCAGCAACGTCTTCCATGCCAATGTCCTGCAGCACGGAGTTCAGGCGGGTCACGTCATCAATGCCGTAGCCGCCGTTGTCAGCAAGGCCGATCAGCTTGGCCTGCTTGTCATCAATCTTGCCCAGGCAGATGACAGGCACTTGCTCATGGCCGAGGTCTTTTGCGGCCCGCCAGCGGTGCTCACCACCTAGAATCTGAAAAGTGCCGTCATCCAGCTCACGCACGATGATCGGCTTGTAAAAATTGAGTTGCTTGAGCGAATTGCGCAAGCGCCCCTCCATTTCAGGAGAGACAACATTGGAGTTCCATGGGTTCGGGCGCAGGTGCCCCGTTGGAACGTAGATGATTTTCAGTTGATCCACGATAATCGGGCCAATAAATGTAAGTCAGAACTGACTTACTTTAACTGCAAAGGCATACATAGGCAAGAAGATGGTTCAGATTGGATATAACGCGGTTCACGCACAGGTTTTTGGCGCCACGACGGAGGAAAAGGTCGAGATCCACCGGCTGCTGAGCGTCGATGTGGAGAATTCGACAGGCAACACGCTGATTGGCCTCGACAGCTCGCGCTGGACTGGCCAGACGAGCTTTTTCAGCTTCGACAAGGGCACTTTCCCCGCCGGATTCGTTCATTTGGTCACGCAGGGGCTGCAGAAGTTCGGCAGCCAGGTGCGTGTGCAGCGCCCCGCCCTGCCCGAGCCCCTGGGGCCAGAGTTTCCCGAGGTCGATGAATTCGGCTACACCCCGCGCTATGACTATCAGCCCCGAGCGGTCGAGCAGCTGGTGCGCCATGGCCAGATCACCGTTCAGGTGGCGACCGGCGGCGGCAAATCACGCATCGCCCGGATGGCGCTCAAGCGCATCGACCGGCGCTCTCTGTTCCTGACCACCAGGGGCATCCTGATGCACCAGATGCAGCGCGAGATCGAAAAGATGGAGGGCGAGTGCGCAATCCTGGGCGACGGAGAATGGGGCATCCCCTACACGAAGCCTGACGGTACAGAGGGCCGCCGACTGAGCAAGTTCTGCGTGGGCATGGTGCAGACGCTGGCGCAGCGCCTGGAGCCCAAGACCGTCAAATGGGAGCTGCAGGCGACGCTCGACCGCAACATGACTGCCCTCAAGAAGAAGGTGCAGGAATACAAGGCGCAGCTTGAAAAAGAAGGCATCAAGGGTCTGGAGCGCGCGAATCGCCTGGTCGCTTTTGAGGACGACCTGAAATCCAAGCTCCCTACCGAGGATGACCTGCGCCCCGAGATCGAGATAAAGGTCGAGCGTCACGAGAAGATGCGCCTGGCGACCCAGAAGATGCTGGCCAAGTTTGAGCTGGTGATCGTTGAAGAGGCACACGAGGTCAGCTCAAACAGCTTCTACGCGGTGATGGAGTGCTGTACCGGCGCCTACTACCGCATGGCGGTCACTGCAACGCCCTTCATGCGCGAGGACGAGGCTGCAAACATGCGCTTGATGGCAGCGTGCGGCCCGGTAGCCATTCAAATTTCGGAGCAGACCCTGATCGAGCGCGGCATTCTCGCCCGCCCCTTTTTCAAGATTCTGCAGGTGCCTGCGGATAAGAAGCCCGCCCTACTGACTCGCAGCACCCCATGGCAGCGCGCATACACCCTGGGCATCGTTGAGCACGAGTACCGCAACAAGATGATCGCCGCCGAGCTGATTATGGCCAAGCGCTTCGGTCTGAACGCGATGGTGCTGGTGCAGCACAAGACACACGGCAGAATCCTCAAGGAGCTGCTGACCAAGTACGGACTGCGCTGCGAATTCATCTTCGGTGAGGACAACCAGAAAGCCCGCGACAAGGCGATCAAGAAGCTGGCCACCGGAGAGATTGACGTGCTGATCGGCTCCACCATCCTTGACGTGGGTGTGGACGTGCCCAGCGTGGGCCTGATCGTGCTCGCCGGCGGCGGCAAGGCGGAGGTGGCGACACGCCAGCGCATCGGCCGCGGCCTGCGCGAAAAGAAGGGCAAACAGGCAGACGGCTCTCCCATGCCCAACTTCGCCTTCATCGTGGACGTGAACGACGACGCGAACAACTACCTGCAGGATCACGCCCTGCAGCGCCTGCTCATCATCCAGAAAACACCGGGCTTTGCCGAGAACATCGTCAAGCAGTTTGACTACGAAGCCCTGGGATTCAATCGCATTTAATTTTATTTCAGAATACCTCAATAATATTTTGAGGTATATAATCTAAATAATATTGACAGAGTTACAAGAAAATGAGCGAAGAAAACAAAGAAGTCAGGAAGCCAGGCAGACCCAAGGGCAGCGTGGACACGAAGCCCCGTGCATCGCGCAAGTCTGGCGAGCGCGAGGAAACCCATCAGAGCAGCTATCGCATCACCAAGCGAGAGGCAGAGGGTCTGCAGGCGTTCCTTGGTGTGCTCGGCAAGGATGTGGGGGTCAGCACCTTGCTGGGTTTGATCGGACGCAATGCCGAGCAGCTGACCGAAGAGGTGGCACCGGTGTTCGTGAACCTGTTGTCCAAGGATCGTGACGAGCAAAAGTCGGCTGTCCGTATTGCCGGCGCTGCCGACCGACTGCGCAAGTTTCTGACGCCGGATGAGCTGCAGCAGCTCGCTACAGAACTGAAAGCCTGAGACATGGCAGCCATGACCTCTATGTCGGAAGTGACTGCCCTGGTACTGGAGCGCGGCTCCCGCGACCCCGCGCACGTCGCAGGGCCAGATCTGACCATTGCGGTACGGGTGCTCAAATCCCATGGCGTCGCCCCGCCCAGCGGCTCGGCAGTCGCCGCGTCCACTGTCAAGAGGTGGTTCGCCTCTGTCCCCGCGGCCGCCAGCGTGGTCGTGGGCGGCAAGGCATGCCTCGTGCAGGCTCCGAATCCCGTGATTGACGAGCTGGTGCGTGCATGGACGGCAGACAACACCTCTGCCCTATCGAGCTACCTGCAGGAGTTCAAGACCATGCCCGACATGCTGGAGCTGGTCGGATTTGATGACCTGGTGCCGGAGGACGCCCGGGTGCTGACCTGCACCGACCATGAATCGTTCCTGCACCTGCACACGGACATTGAATCGAAGGAGCCGACTCCGGCATCCAAGCCTGGGCCAAAGTTCATGCCAGAGGTAAGCGCCGCATTGGAGCGCAATCGGGATGCATTCGACGCGAAGTCAGAGCCCGTCAAGGTCACACTTGCGGAGGATTCCCTGGTGAACAAGCAGCTTGCAGAGCGCATGGCAAACGAGCTCGCGCGCCAGCGCGGAAGCGAGCAGACCATCGAGGAAGTGCTGGCGAGCCTGGAGGAAAGCGCATGGGCCTAACCATCGCTGACTACGCACGCCTGTACCGCTGCTACAACGAGCGGCGTGACGAAGCCCACCCCGGCATGCTCTACGATCCGGGCGACACACGCTGGGCACGCTGGAACTCCGCTGCCGCGAGTGGGTACGTTTTCAAGGATCTCGGAAGCAAGGGAGCTGCTGGCACGACGCTGCCCCCTTCGGTGTCCGAGCGTCAGGGATTCGGCCAATACGTAGTGATGCGGGAGTTCAGTGACCATGCGAAGGTGGAGCGCCAGATCAATCGGCACGACTCCCTTTGGGATGCGTGCAAGGACTGTCTGCTCAGGGCAGGCATGTTCAAGACCCAGACCAGTGGCGGCCTGGTCATACCAGACCACACAATGCTGGCACAGATCGGGCGCGGCTGGACTTCTGGCCTGATGAACGAGCTGGTGAGCATGATCCGTGAAGACGTAAGGTTGAAGTCGGGTGATCGCCTGCGTGCCTACTTTGTGAAGAATGCGGCCCGTGACAGGGATGCGCTGCACGCTGCACGCGAAGAACTGGACAGGGAGCTGGCGCTGTACCGCTATTTGTCTGCAGAGCGCCAGAAGCAGATTGACAAGGCACAGGATGCGTTTCTGCATGACCTGACCCCAGCAGCTGCGAACCCCATGCAGGGGGTCTGGTAGGCGGGTACAGGCGGCCCGCTTGGCTGGGGGAGCTGTGAGAAGCGGGCGTAAGCCCGCTTTTGCGTTTGTGCCAGGCCTGGCCAGGGCTCGGCTGTATAAGGCGCTGGATACAGGATCAGGCTGGCCAGGATTTTGGATCCACTGTGCAGGTGTGCGTGTGCCATGGTGGACGGTGCTGTGTGCAGCGTGCCGGCGTGCTTGTGCCAGGTATAAGGCACATGGGAATTGCCAGCCATGGAAAAACGGCGTCAAGGGCCACCCACCCCGAGCGAACCCGCATAAGGGGTACAAGGTCGGGGCGAGGGGTTTCCCCCTCTTGTCGGTTTAGACCACCTCATTACCCGCGCTTGTCAGCAGGGGCAATGCATTGCATTCAAACCATTGCACCATTGCAAGGGCTAGTTGCGCTTGCTGCATGAGAGGGGCGCATTCTGCATTGTCAGTATGTATCGAGCTATCCCATGCAATGGTCGTTTCTTCTGGGTCGATCAGTTGCAGGGTAATAGACCCGGTTGCATAGTCGCGGTTCACATCAAACCCGATAGTGAGGGTTTGTGCTTCATGGTCTTGAGTCACGGTCACGTCATAGCAAACACCGGGCAGCAATTGCGGGTTTTGCTGGGTCAGGGCTTCGAGTGCTTGCGCTGCTGTGGTGAGTGCTTGTGCTGCTGTGGTCATGTTGATAGCTTTCAAAAAGGGGGCTCAGTGCGCCCCTGCGCAGTGCAGGGGCAAGGGTCAGGGGTGAGGGTTACAGCGCAGCGCGTGCGCGTTGCAATGCTTTGAATTGAGCGCGGGTCATAGTGCCCCCTTGTGGGGGCATGGTGGGCGCTTGTGGTGCGCGGGCTTCATCGTCTGCCCAGCGTGCCCACGGTTTGCGGGCTGCGCTTGCTTGCATGAGTTCTAGGGCTTCGGTCTGAAACACGAACCCAGCACGGGGCGCGCTGGGCATGTGACCCGTAGTCCCATTGGTGCGATACATAACCCCATCGTCGTCATACTTGATAACTGTCATTTCGCGCCCCTTGCATTGAAACGGTTTTGCATGGTGCTAGGTGCTTTGATAACCATCACGATACTGACAAAGAACGCTGCAAGCTGAATGCAGAGTGCAGTGTCTCGCGTAATGTGCCCTGCGATATTGAGGGCGATAGAGAGCACGGGGGCAATGATGCTAATCATCATTGCAAGAATTTCGGTTTGGTTCTTATTCATGTTCGCTATGCACGGGGGTTCTTAGCCCCCTGCATAAGTAAGTCAGTTCTGAGTTATCAATTAAGCAAACATTGCTTCGATCTGACCGGGAGTTGCACGCCCCATCAATTCAAGAAACGCGACAGTCATAGGGTGCGCGCGGTTGATGGTGTACGCTGCATTCTTGCCCTTGCCCACTGCATGCACTGCCCCGCAGACTTGCAAGAATCCCGACTTCCCTACACTGCGGGAAATTTGCGTGGGCATGGTGCCCTTGTCGATCTGGGCGAGTTTTGCGCGAATCGCAGAGCGGGCAACGCCCCGAGTGTCTGCGCTCATTCCCTCGTTTTTCACTGCCCCCGTGCCCAGATACAGCAAAGCATCGTTTTGCAGGGGTTTACCGTCTGCATAGTCAAGCGCGAGCAAAATAACTGCGCTTGTCTTGTCGATGCTTTCCCACTTCGGGACAGGTGCGCTAATTGCGCCCAGAAACTGATTAAAACGCTTGATAGCTTTCATGGGCGCCCCGGTGCAGTAAATGCGCGAGGTGTCAATTTTGAGCTTTTCAATCGCGTTATCTAACTCTTGAGTCAGTGCGAACGGGCTAGAAGTGTCACCGCTGATAATGCGCTGCATGTCTTCGCTGCCCTCGACCGTGATCCCCGTATCAGGGTCAATAAATGCCCATGTGCGGGAATCGTTGAAAATCGCTGCATAGCGGGTTTTGAATGTTTCGGTCTTGCCCTCTGTATTGCGAGCGAAAATTTCTTCGCGTTGCTGGGCAGTCAGAACCGTGGTCTTGTCGAATTTTGTCATTTTGAATCCCTTTAGGTTGATTAGGTTTGATTTACATGCGCCCTATGGTGAGCGCTATGTGATTAGAGACAGTCAGATTTTTAATGAACTGCCCCTAGGGGCTATGCTGTACTGCGATCAGTGCAGCATGTTTGCATTGTAGCAGAGTTTTTTCTAGTAAATACAAAAATAATTATTTTTTGTGTTTACAGCTAAAACCCGCTGTATGCATCGCAGTGCTTGCTTGTGAGCATGTTTCGCTGCGATGGGGTCAATTATGCACCAATTTTTTAGGTATCCCGAGAAAAATTAGATAAATAATTATTTTTTGTTTTTTCGTGTATCCCAGCAAAAACTAAGCTATACTGCCTCCCATAGCGCAAGACGCTATGCAGTAGAATCGGTGCTAGTCACTGAGGGGCACCCCTCAGACTAGGTACGAGGGGGAACCCTGCGTAACTGGAAAACGGTTTAATTCGATGCGTAGTCAGTACGCACTTATATCTGTTTTAATGCGATGCATAGTGAGCACTCGCAACGCGAGATAGACCCACACAGCTCCCGTCCTATCCCATTGGGAGCCCTCTGCCGTATATAAAAATTGCGTCCTAAATGGATACGGGCTCGCTGCCGTATACAGATTTTTATGGGCTCGACGCATGCCCATAATGGAACACCGTGACGCAGGTGTCCCGGTGAGATCCTTGATCTCAGTTATTTTCTATAACCGTAGCGGTGTGCTACTTTCATTTAGTGGATGCGCAAGAAAATCTCGTGCTCGTCCTTTATGCTGAATTCATCCAGGGGCTCTTCTCTACCTGCAAGTTGCTTGGTGGCGTAGTCGAAGAACTCTATTGCCTTCTGTATTGTTGGGAACTGTGCGTCGCCTTGTTGGATGCCGCTGCCCGCCTCGACACAAACCTCGAATGCCCTGCCGGACTGTTCAAGCGTAAGTAGTATCTCGGCGCCGCCCTTCTTCACGCGGCGAAACATGATTCCATCGGTGATGGTTGCCGGTGTCTTACTTCTCATGGGTTGCAATTTTAAATGCCTGTGAGTGTTCGCTTACCGTGAGTCGCCGTTGACTGTGACTTCTCTGTGGCTTTACGTGGTATGTATGGCCTGTCATCTCTCCGATCCCTCCGTGTGACATAGCCGGATTGTCACTGAAACACACTCAAATTCGGCACTCGATTACAGGAAGTTAATGCACCAAGATGGAGCAAAACGGAACTGCCTGAGCCTGGTCAACTGCCCGAGCCTGAGCCTGCCTGACCATTCTTAAGTGAGCCTGAACTAACCGGACTGCCACGGTGGATAGCCAAGAACGCAAAAAGCGGGCCAGGAGCCCGCTAGGTGAGATGAGGGATGGATCAGATGGTGAGCGTCACACTGCAGAGGCAATTGTGTAAGTAGTATTCCTCATGGAATCGCAGTCACTCAGCGCTGAGTTACCAGCCGGGCGCAGCCGGTCATGTCGTTGAAGAAGTCGAGAATCGCGCGCTTCACACTCTCGATGGACGCAAAGCCCGACTGCACCAGGTAGTAGTCCAGGATCTCCAAGACGCTGTATTCGCGCTTGGCAGCTTGGATGAACCGATCTTCGTGCTCGTCGCATGGGCACACGGTGAAGGACGGGCCGCCGGAGGTGTCATAGCGCGCCAGGTCGAAGCTGATGGGCTGGGCACCGGGCATGGGAACCACGGTGAATGCATTAGGGATTTGAGTCGAGTTCATGGTTTTTATTGTCAGTTCTGACTTACGGATTGGGGCGCATTGTACTCAACTCTGACTTACACACGATCCATGTTTGCCACACGTCGCAGACTCAGTTCCTGGGCATGTGCTTCTCAATCACATAGGTGCTCAATGCGTCCATCACATCTTCGTCACCCGGGACTGCCAGTGACTTCTCGCACGATTGCCATTCCTTGAGTGAACCACGGTGACGCAACAAGCCCGGGCCGCCCCACTCGCGCTCCTGGTCATCGTGGTCGATGTAGATCCAGTCATAGTCCTCATCGAGCCCTTCTGGGCCATCGAGCATTGCATCGAGACTGATGAGACCGCTTGATGCGGCAACCAATGCTCCGCCCTCGGCGGTTGTGATGGCGGTGTACGTTCCCTGGTAGGAGCTCACGCGCTCTTCCGCCAGGAAGTACGAGATCACGGTTTGGGTGCCGCGCCCCGAGTCATTCATGGTCAGTGAGTCGCAATAGATTTGTTTCATGCCCGGTATTGTCAGACAGGGTCACGGCTGGGTCGGGGGATATGCTCTGCACGCTCCACTCCCCATGGGTGATACGCGGGCACGCCCGAACATATAAAAGCGCATGGGCGCGCGCCCGCACGAATCTCACCACCTTATAGGAAGCTCACAGGTATAAGGTAGTTGCTGGCGCCCTATAAGCCACAATGGATCTGCCCTATAAGGTAGTGCTGGATTCTTGGCTTATACGTGGAGCGGGTCTGCCATGGTGGACGTGGTGCCGCGATCCAGGTTGGATGCCGGCCGCGCTGGACTCAGGAGCTGTCCATGACCCGTGCCTATGTCCATGTGGCACCTTAGCCGTACACGAAATCCACCCTGGCGGTCGGCCCGAGCCAGGTATGCGCCTATGTCCATGTGGCACCTTAGCCGTATGCCAAGTTCGCTATGCTTTCTGTAGCTGCCATCGCTTACGGGATAAGCGGTTGCTTCCAGTCTGGATGCACACCCATGTGGCCCCTTAGCCGTACACGAAAATCATGGACACACTGCCCCAGCACCAGGGCGAAGGCATCAGCACCCTACCCATTCTGCCCAGGCACATCGAGCTCGGTCGTCCATGCTGGATGGGCAAGACCCAGGAATCTAGGCGACCCGTTTTCACTCTGGCGGGAAGCCACTGCCGAGGGGGTGGTTTGCCTTACGTCGAGGCTTGAGTTTATGTGTTCCTCTACAGGCACGGCGAAGGTGTGATTCTGGTCATTCCTATACCTGTAGGCGCATTGGTGGGTGAATGTGTGAGCGTGCCGGGTGTGGTTCGTTTTGGTGTGCCGATGGTTCTTGCTTGTTTCTCTACCTGTCGAGGCGCGTGATTGGTTCGGGTCTTTTCTCTTACCGGACGGGATGGTCTGCCTCTCGGTGGCGCATTGGTTTTGCTTCTCTCTATCACTGGTCGGCTCGGGCGACTTGGTGCGGGCGGTATTGGGGTGAGCCTTGATTGTGTTGACCGTATGTGCGGGGTGGGTGAGCCTGGTTGAGCCTGACTTTGATTGACTGCTTGGTGCGCGCTCTATTGGTGTTTTGTCTCGTGGTGAGCCTGGTTGAGCCTGACCCTTGTGAACCGGTGCGCTATGCGGTTTGGTTGATCTCTCACCTATTGGGATTGCGCTTGCTGTGCCTGTGTTTGACTGACCCTGAGCCTGATTTAGCACCAGTCTTGCGCGGTTTTTGAGTGTCGCTATCTCGTTTGCGGCTTGTCTGCGCTTTTATTGACAGTATGCGCCGTAAGTCATTGATTTGATTTGTCTTTTCGACATTGTCAAATAGCCGTCTTGCGCAAATAAAAAAAGCCCGCCAACTTATTCAGGAGGCGGGCATTCAAACCTAATGCATGGGATTCAAAACCATGCTGAAAAGGCACTCCTGGGGAAAGCTCTTTCAGCATGGGGCTCATGTTGAGCCCTGTTGTGTCGCGGTGGGGTATTGTACCGTTTGCCCTACCGGCCCTTACCTGCCCTTGGAATAGAAAGAGTAGAGGTATGTGGCGTCCTCGACCGACTTTTTGAGCATGTCGTAGTTCTTCCTGTAGCTCTCTTCTACCAGGGGCTCCACGTTGTGCTCCTTTGCAATTATTGCCGCCACTCTCTCGGTAGAGGCGCGGAGCGAATCGAAGGTTTTGAACTTGCGTGCGGTGTCTGCGTTGTTCCAGATCACATATACATGGCCAGGCACTTCTTTATCGGGTGGTGAATACTCGGCCGGCACAAAGATGAATGAGACCTTCATGGCCAGGACGATCAGCACCAGGGCGATTACTGCGATGGGCCAGTATTTGGCAGGGGACTTCTTGGATTGTTCTGCTGTCATGGGCAAGGATTCTATGGGGCCAGTGCCTCACGGAATCCTTGTTTGACAGGAAGATCAACGCTCCAGGCATGTGACCTTGGTTATCGGCCTCCCGCTATATGCGTACAGCAGCTGACTGTATGTGCCGGTGAAGATGACGGTCGGGGAGTCCCTGAATTCCACTGACCAGCGACAGACCGCCATTGCCTTGAGAATGCTGACCGCTTGCTGCTCCAGCGTGCCTCCCCTGCAGGAGCTACACATTCCGTCCTTGAGTGACGCATAGCCCCGTTTGCAACCGCAGATGTACTGACCTGGCCGCGTGGTGCTGGGGCGCGGCGGCTTGTCAGGCGCGCTCTTGAATCTGCGCTTGGTCATGCTCGCCCCAGCATGCTCAGCAGATCAGCCGAGAACTGCTTTTGCTTTGCCCTGGCGGCCTCCAGCTTCGCTCGATCGGCCTTGCTGATGTAGCGCTCGTGCCGTTTGGTGTTCCAGGGCTGCTTGCGGAGAGTCCTGACCTTGCGGAATGACACACTTACGTCCCACTCAAAGCCGCCGTAATGAGGGTCGAACCTCTTGATGTAGCTGACCTCGTAAGCCACGGCCAGGCGCCAGCGATCCCCTGCTTTCATCTTCTTGCAGCGCCCGGGTGCCTCGTACACATGCCCATCGAGCATGCCGAACTCTTCGACCGCCGCGGCGATGCTGCTTTCGTCCAGGCCCGAGCCCGACTGCACGAATGGAGCAGTGCTGTAGGTGCGGCGCCCATTCGTGTCATTGCCGGCGTCGATCACCAGCAGAGCCTTGCCCCTGATTGTGTGAGAGTTAGTCATTACTTTCTATCCTGACATTGCAGGGGAACATTGATGCCCTTGCGTGCTGCGAATTCCTTGGTCAGCCAGAAGTTCTTCTTGCTGGTGTAGTTGCCGTCCTTGTCGCGGCACTTGTAGCCAGGTTCGGTGCGGCCAACGACTGTCCTGGTGCCAACGATCTCCCAGCTGGAGTGATCGGGGTGTGAGGAAGGGTGAATGTTCTCCGGGCCGCCCACGGCCTTGAAGAACTGATCCTTCGTGACTTCGACCATGCTCATAAGCCGTTCTTCCTCATGATTTCGTCCAGGGTGCTCGGGCCGCCCGCTGCCTCACTGACGCGGCGCGAGAGGTCGGTTGGCCAGCACGATGCAGGCAGCAGGCGCTTGTCCCACATATCGCGCATGTGGGCGTCGATTTCGGCCAGCAGCGCTGCATTGCGGTCGTTGCGGTCGAAGTCAGGTGCCTTGCCCAGCGGGGGCTTCCAGAGTTCGCCGCCGTGGTAGGTGTAGCCGCGCCCCAGCAGCGTGCGCTCAGCGGCCTGGAGCCGGCGAGCTGAGTCATCTATCGCCATCACGAGCGGATCACCCATACCTGCTGCATAGGCATCACGAGACCGCTGCTTGTCGCCTTTGTTCGCAGGGTCATAACGGGAATACCAGCTCTCAAATGAGCTATCACCAACATGCAGCCGTGGCGTGCTGTCTTGGTAGGGCGCTCTCATGCGACCTCCTTGATACAGGTGCCGCAGGGGCAGTGACTTTCCTTTTTCAGATCCCAGCCGGCCTCGCGCGAGATACGGAAGTGCCCGCACAGGGATTCACCATTGCGGAAGAAGTGCTCGATCTTCGACCCGTAGAGGGCCGTGAAGCCGCCGATTTCAAAGGCGCGCTTGGCGATCATTTCGAGAATGTCGGACTTGGTCAGCTCGCGGTCGAGCCATTCATCGTCGTCCTCCGTGACCTTGTAGCCCAGGATCTCAACATCCTTGTACTTGGGCAGCTCGATGATGTAGTCGATGCGCGGCTCGTTCTCCTGGCTCCAGCGTTTGACCAGGCGGGCACCCTTGGCCAGCATGGGCGGCACCGTGGCCTCAAAGTCTGCCTCGTCGTCGGCCGACCACCAGATTTGACCCAGCTCAAGGTGTGCGTAGCGCTCCGGCAGCGCCTTCGCCTCCTTTGCGATGTTGGCCAGGTGCTTGTTGAGAGCCTTGCGGTCGCCGGCCTCCCACAGCCTGTAGGCTTCGCTGTTGCGGGCAATGAGCCCTCCGTTGTATTCGACGGTGCTCATTGCCTTATGCCTCCTTCGTGTAGATGGCGATCTTGTGATAGTTGGTGGGCACCGGGGAGATCGAGGAGCCCAGAACCGTGCGACTGCCGGCCTGTGCCTTCTTCAAGTCGTTCTCGTTCAGGTAGCCGGCCGGGGTGAGCGCTTCGCTGGCGGACTTGCGCGCAACCAGGGCATACAGGCGCTCCAACTGCTTTGCCAGCATCAGGGCGTCATTGAGCATGTTGCCCTTGAAGTCAGTGATCCAGAAGACCTCGCCGGAATCGGTGCGGCCGTAGATGCTCCACTCGGTTTCGACGCCGCGGGGTGCCGGATCAAGCGAGCAGTGATAAACCTCGCCAGACGTGGGATGTGTCCATGTTTGATGCAGCTCGGTCGTGCCGTTCCATTCCGACCATCCGTTGCTCATCACGGGGAGAATGGCGATACCGATTACTCGGGCGATCATGTTGCAGGCATTGCACATATTTGGCTTTCTGTTGCTGTGTAAATTCGTTCTAACGCTTATGATTAAAGCGTTTCAAGCTATTATTTTGTGAGCGTTGGTGCGGCGCAAAGAGCGGCGATTTGCTCCCGGCTCATCAGGCGCGTCAGGTGGTGGGTCTTGACCCACTCAATGTCCTTGGGCGTCATGGCGCGGTCGGGCTTGTCGCCCTCTTTGCCGTGTGAGCTGACCATCCAGTTCTTGAGGTCGTAGTACCAATAGCGGCGCGTGGTGGACGAAAAGCCCATCACCACCTCCTTGACCTCAAGCAGGCCCGGCTCTACAAGGGTGCGGTACAGCATCAGAGGGCTCGCTCCTGAATGAATACCGGGCAGCCGATGCGGGCCTTGTGGTTCATGGTGTGGCGCGTGTACTTGGTGAACACGCTCCATTCGCCCTTCTCAAGGACGGCAAACACGTAGCGATACGGGAAATACTGCTTCATGCGGTTCAGCTCCAGGCGAACGCGCTCGGGAACCTCGACACTGGAATTCGCAGAGACTTCCTGCAGGGGGTTTTCTGGTCGCGGCTCACGACGCTGACGCGGAGGGCGCCCGCGCTTGGCTGGGCTACTCGTGGTGGTGATTGGTGTTGCTTGCATAACTAAGAGTGTCAGTTCTGAGTTACGGACTCTTCGCGCTCGACATGCTGATCCACAGAGCAAGGGCCGCGGCCAGCCAGCAGTGCACGAACCTCGTCCAGTGAGATTGGCCCGAAGTGGCCCACCAGCTTCACCGTGTTGTCGATACCAACATCAAGCATGCGGGCGCCTCGCAAGCCTTCTGGTAGCCGCAGGGAGCCATGACAGTGCCCGTGCAGGTGATAAGACCCGTAATGCATGCGGTTCCAGCTCAGAAATGGGAAGTGCGACAGGATCACCTTCTGCCTTCCTGTTGGTGTTTCAAACGAGAGCTCGTCGTATGTCTTGACGCCAGCCCATCCGGTGAGCTTCTTGAGGTTCTTGCTGCTGTCGTGGTTTCCCTTGATGAGGAACTTCTGGCCATGCAGCCTTGAAAGGATCGCGTCTGTTTCCTCGACCGACAGCATGGAGAAGTCACCCAGAACAAAGACGCGATCGGACTTGCCGACCCTTTTGTTCCAATCGGTGATGATTGCGGAGTCCATTTCTTCGGTCGAGGAAAACGGGCGGGTTTCCCAATTAATCGCCTTCTTGTGCCCGAAGTGGTCATCGGCGGTGAAGTAATCAGTCATGCCCGGCCCCTTCCGGTGGTGATCTCGTAAATGCTTTCGCTGCTCATAGTAAGTCAGTATTGAGTTATTACCTCGGGTAGCCCCAGGTGGCGGGATCTGTCACATACTCGATGAAATACCCCACCGCCACAAACAGCAAAATGGTTAGAACCACGTCGAACACGGACACGACTGTTCGCTTTGACAGTTTCATTTCTTTGCGAACGGCACATTAGTGCCTTGAATCTCACAGGTGGTAGTTTGCGTTTTGCCAACCGTTGTCGTTTTGCAAACTTCCCATTCATTACGGGTATCGGTTTTGGAATCCGGGCAGCGCATTGAATACAGCCAGCGGTCATGCGGCTTGAATGCCCATGTTTCGCATCCGTCCTCACCGGTGCTGACTTTGCGGGGCTTGCGGTCAGCTTCTTTCTTGGCTTCTTCCGCGGCACGCTCTTGAGCCTGGCGCTGTTTTGCCTCCGGGCTAAAGCATGAGTCATAGCATGCGTGCAGGAGAAATGCACAGACGCCTATGGTCGTAGTCCATTTAAGGACTCTTCCCAGGTTAATGCGAATCACCATGGCATCATTTCCCGACCATTGGGATACGTGCCAGCTGCTGCTCACGAATGTCGATTCGGAGATTGCGTGCGGCGAGTGAGCTCAGGCACATTTTCAGGTCTTCTGGATGGCGCTCAACTGGCGGGCCGTCCAATGAGAATTCAGCAATGCCGTCACCGAGTCCAGCATTTTTGAGCGCCTGGTTGATAACCTGGATCAATGCCGACTTGCCAGAAGCGGAACTGCCAGCGACAGTGATTTGAATGTCTGCCGGCACATACGTAACCCAGCTGTCCTTTGCATGAAAGAAGAAGGACTCGTCGCCGTCGGCAAATTCGATGGTCATTTCGTAGCCAGGTGCGAAGCGGTGAGTTACACGACCGACCTTTCCGACGAAACGAGAAATACGCTTGATGTAGTCGTCGCTCGGAAAACCGGGATGTGCGCTAGAGCGATTGCTATTGCCCATGATTCGCACGTCTTCCTCGGTGATGGTAATGCGCTCACCTACTTGGAAATTGCGAGGGGATTTATTCATTTCGTACCTTGAAGTTTTGCGGTTTCTTATTCTTGTGATGCTGTTTTGGCGGCATCAAATTCGGCCTCCAGCTCGTATTGCTGCTTCAAGTTCTTTGGCTTGCGCTCAGCAACGAGCTTGCGGTATTCCTTGTTGCAGGCAATCAAGCCTTCTTTTTCCATGCGGTTGACCCAATAGCGGCCTGTTTCAATTCGGCAAATATCCAGCATGCGACGTGCCGACTTATTCACGCAATGTCCGAGTGCCCACAGCACAATCGCCGCAACGATGCTCATGATGGCCACGGCCGCAATTGCACCGGCGTACCAGATGACGCCGTCGATAATGATTTCTCTCACTTGTGTTTCTCCTTAGCTGGATGTGGCGGAATTTAATGAGTCAGTCACTTCTGAGTTATCAGAGCCTCGATGCGGGGATCGAGCCCGACCAGGCGCCACACAACTTCACTCTTGCTGTGGTGGTTTTCTTCACGGCAGAGCAGCGTCACATCGGCCACTGCCGGCTCAATACCGAAGTCAGAAACCCGAGGGCAGCAGTCCTTCATGTGGGACTGAAAAGCACAGTACGCGCAGCTGTCCTCCAGATCCACGACATTGCCTGCCTCATAGCAAATGCCGTCTACCACCAGCTTGCTCTGGTCAGCCGAAAGTGTGTTCTCAGGCAGCGGCATGGACTACCTCTTGTGCCTTGCGGTGCAGGTTGAGCGCCAGGTCTTTGACCCACTGTTCGGTAGATGGGCACCATGTGACATGCGGATCATCGGGTGCCGCGCAGTCGTCGTCGTCGGTCGTGAAGCTCATTGACCAGGCAAGCAGGCACTCCGGGCAGATCGACTCCACCCCATGCATGTTGATGATGTGCCTGACCTCGGCCTGCCCTGGGATGTGACGGAAGGAGTCCTGCTGATTGCGCTGCACGCCGCACAGCGTCTTGCCTGCATTGAAGCCTGTAAATGTGAAGTGGAGCATTGGGTTCCCCGATCTGTTTCGATACAGGTATTGTTGGGCTGGGCGCATGGCGCACCCATAACTCAGTCAGTAATGACTTAGTAACTCAGGGATGACTCATTAGCACTGGCGCTCGCGGCGCTTTTGGTCATTGCAGCTCGTGGAGCTGCCGCCGCCAAAGAACGGAAACCAGGACGAACTGCCTGTCGAGCTCGACTCGCGCGGCTTTGCCGGTGTCGATGTGCGTGCCGGGGTCGATGGACGAGAAGCAGGCGCCGAAGAACGTGCCACGGAAACAGAGCCTCCCCTGCCCCCGCCTCCACCTCCGCCACCCTTTGCGAATGCCGAGGTGCCAATGACTGTAAGTGCTGCTGCGGCGCAGAGCGCCAAGATAGTTGTGTTTTTCATTTCAGTGAGTCAGTTTTGACTTAGGATTCTACCCCACTCACTGCCGTGTCATTTCAATCACGCCGACGTACTCGACATTGCGAGACCACATCATGTCGTCCAGCTCCTTGTCTGTGACCTCTGTACCGGCAAGGATCGCCAGTTGACAGTAGAGCGGATCTTCGTGGTACGGGATAGGCGACTCAACATGAATGACCCCGGGCAGCTCCATCATCGTGTCACGAATTTTGACGGCGGCCGTTGTCGGTGCATCGACCAGAAACAGACGTGTGGGAGGGAGCTGAATTGTGGTGGACTGCATCATTTCTTGGTCTCGTTTCTTGTTTCGATGCATGTATTCTGACCGCCCTCTTTTGGATTCTCATGCGCGGTCAGGTCTCTGTTTGTCCAAAGAAAAGGCCAGTCACTGACTGGCCTTTTTGGGTGGCTAGTAAATAGCCATCAGCTTGTGGTAAATCCTGAACTCCTGGTGCACCATTTCTACTGCATGGCGATCTAGCCCCGCGATGCGGAATGTCAACGGGGTCACGCCGTCACCAGAACCGGGATGCTCTCGGATGTATATCGTTGCGAGCGTGCCGTCCTCAAAGTGAACACACCAGCAAACCGCTGCGCCATTTGAACTCACGGGTTCGCCAAACAATGCAGTCATTTGCGACATTTTTGCCTGAATGAACCCCTGCAGAAACAGGCGGACTGAATGCCCAGGTACGAGCGTGAACTTCATGGATTTCACCCCGTGATTCTTTAATGCTCGCTGGGCAGCAGCATGAGGCCGCTCTCGATGAAGAAGACCCACTGCCCAGGCTGAATGTCGGAATACTCGATATTTCGCTGGTAGTAAATCTCACCCATGGGTGCCTTAAACTGCGACTCATCGGCACGGGTGTGGGTTTCCAAGTCCTGACAAACGGTCAGCTTGCAACCCTCCTGATCCTTTTCGCGCTCAAGCAGCACGAAGCATATTCCGTGCTTTTTCCATGCCCGTGTCACCTCGGGCTGGGTCGTGAGAATATCGCGCAGCCAATATGCCCCGTTCTTGCCGCCCTGCAGAAAAAAGAACCTGACTCCCGGCGTGTATTCCATTGGGCCGAACTGTGATTTGTAGTTCTGCTCATGGCCGCCGTAATACTGTCGCAGCTCTGCGCTCAGTTGCTCAGAATTCAGGCCCAGGTGCTTTGTTTCGTCGTTCACTTGTTACCCCTGTTGTTTCGTGAGCTTTTATTGTTCACCTCGGGCATTGGCGGGTTTTTAGCTCTCGTCCCAGGGATTAATAACCTTGCCTGGCATCAGAATATTGAAAGGCCCAATGTCGCGCGTTGCGACAAACATATTCCTTGAAACCGCTATCGAGGCAATCATTGAATCCACAATGGTTGGATTAAAGCCCGCCTTCTTTGCCTTTGACACAGCAACTGAGAACACCCGGGCTGCGGCGGTATCGAAATCGAGTACGCGGCCATTGAAAAGTGCGAATACGTCGTTGTATGCGGCAAGCAGGCGTGTTTTCTTTTTGCCATCAGGCATCATTTCGACGCCAAACAGATTCTCCTGAATCGAAAGCGATGTAATGAATAGCTCGGCGGGCCTTTGGGCATTCAACCACTGTTTCACAGCATCATTTGCCGTGCCGTCACTGATGGCTGCCGAGATAACATTCGTGTCAAGGACAATCATTCTTCTGTGCCAAAAAATTCTTCAAGGTTCATTGGATTGGCAATCTCGTCGTTGCCAAACGACTCAACGAGACCAACATCGTCGTCCGTAATGCTGTACCGGGCACCAATTGCCGCGAGAGCATCACCAAAGCCAGTCCTTGTTCGGGGTTCCGGCATCAATAGTTCACTGAGCATCAAACGTGCCTCTTCTTCCATACTGCGGGCATTTCTCTTTGCTCGCAGCTTGAGCGCGATGCGCGCCGAGTCTGGGAATTTACGAATGGTCAGGGTAGACATTGGCAACTCCTAATCAATCAGAATGTGCATGCATTTTCGGTCAATGCATGCACATGGTCAATTAAGAGCCCTTCATGTCGGCTGTGACCTCGTCTGGGATCTCAACAACGTCCCCGTGGATGTGCTGTGCCACGGAGTTCATGATTGCGAACGCCAGGTCTTTGCTCAGTGTCAGACCACTGGTAAAGCCATCAGTTTTATATTGATAGGTGGTCACGCACCACTCTTGCTGTCTAGGCAACCACTTGATGGTGGGCTTGTGCTTCTCGATGACCTGTTTCATCAGGAAGGCACAGCTCAGGTACGGAGGCATCGGTGAGCTCGGCTCCAGCTTCACCACGCCGGTGGTGTTGCACTGACCGCAGCTGCAGTCCTCTGTCCAGCCTGTCCCATGGACGGTGTAGCGGCCCTCCCCTTCGCATTTCGGACAGGTGACTTCGGTGTCGCCCTGGATTTGGGCGATGACCCATTCAAGAGCTCTGCCGCGCAGGTCGTTGGTGCGTACCTTCATTGCAGCACCTCCGGTAACTCCACGGTGCCCACAATGTCGTCACCCGGCACCAGCCCCTGCGCAATGCCCTCAAGGTGGCTCAGCAAGGCACGCATTGCGGCCTTGTTGCGGGTCTCGCCCACCATGCCCAATGTGCGGTCGTCGGCCGGGTCTGCTTCGCAGCAGGCCCACCAGTGGCCGAGACTGTGGCGCCAGAGTGTGCTGATCTTGTATTTGTCCATAAGGTCGCAAACATCGGCCGTATGGTCGTCAAGGCCAGGTGCCCTTTCCACGAGGTCATAGCTGTCCACAACCCCCTTGGACGGATTCTTGATCGCGTAGTCATTGGGCCATACGTGTTTTGCGATCATCCAGCTCAGTTGGCCATTGTTCAGATCGTTGATGGATTTGGTTACTGTCTTCATGCTCTTTACGCGCCCCAACGTGCCACCCATTGCTTTTCCAGCTGCTCAGTCTGTGTCTGGAGCTTCTTGTCCTGTGCTGGCTGGCAGATCCTGATTACCTCCTGGCACTGCTCGACGGAGAAGTCCCCGATATGGCAGTCCCCTGGTTGCAGGCCCATCTTTGATGCGAGCCAGCTGTATGCGGCCTTGCGGTGCATGCCGCCGTCCTTCCACAGAGGGTCAAAAACGCCGTGCGCCAGGCTCTTCAAGCGGCGCAGCTCTGCGTTGGCCAGACGCCCGAGCGGCAGCGTGCCGTCGCTGACGGTGCGCCCTGATTTCGCCCCCTTCTTGTGGCAGCCCACGTAAGCCCCGCAGGGGGCGCACAGCCAGAAGTTCAGGGATGCGAGGTCTGGGCGGTGCGGGTAGATCACCTCGCCTGTCACCAGCTTGGCAGGCTGTTTGCAGTATTGGCAAGTGCAGCTCACAGAATCACCTCCGTGCCATGCTTTTCGACGTATTCCGGCGTCAGGTTGTCTTCCAGATCAAAGTCTGGATCTACGGGCACCTGGAAGTATTTGCGTCCGTCGTAGTTGCATTCGGGGCAGTCCACGCCGTCGGTGAAAGTGAGTTCGCCAGGATCGTTGACCCACACGCTGGCTTCCCGGCGAATACGCGGGCAACCGCAATGACAGGCATAGATCAAGCGCTGC